CTGTTAACCGCAGGGTCGTTGGTTCGAGTCCAACAGGGGGAGCCATCTCAGAAGCCTTGAGCCTCAACGGGTTCAGGGCTTTTCCCTTTTCTAAAACATCTCGAAATCTCCGTGTGTCTAACATTTTGTCTAACACGCCTGAGCTAAAGTTTCGCGAATAATTTCAGAGGTCATCTTTTTCCTCGACAAATCAAGGTGTCCATATATATTACAAGTCATCTTTATATCGGCGTGACCCATCCAATCTTGGACGTCCTTGAGCGAACAACCTTTGGCGAGAAGAAGGCTCGCACAACTATGTCTTAGATCGTGGAATCTTATATGCGGGAGATTATATTTTCTCAATAGGTCTCCGAATTTGTGCGATATATATGACGGGTCATACATTGCGCCATTCGCCCATTTGAAGATATAATCATTCTCCACATAGGCGTCTCCAAAGAACTCTCTGTTCTTCTGTTCCTCTTCTTTGAGCTGAAGCAGTAGCTCTCTAATTTCAGGAAACAGCGGAAACGACCGATAACTTGATTTGTTTTTGGTTTTGTCTTTCTCGACAACCTTGGTTGACATAGAGACCGTGTGACGTATAAGGATAGTATTTGTGTCAAAATCAATGCTTTGCCACTGTAGACCCAAAACCTCACTGCGCCGCAGTCCATACATGACTGTAGTTTGGATGAGCGGATGCAAAGGTTCGTCCTTTATGGTCTCAAGCAGAGTGTTAATTTCACTGGCGTTATACCACTCATACTCACGTCTTTCGAGCTTTGGAAGACGCACGAGTTCACAGGGATTAGACCTTATGAGCTTATGCCGCATAGCCTCCTTAAAGGCAAGCTGAAGAACATTCTTGTGCAGACGAAGGGTTTTAGGTGATAGACCGCCATTCCCATCTTTTCTGCCGTGGGTCGCCTTATAGTCAAAATATTGCTGTATATTGTCAAGGTTGGCATCCACTAATTTTATTTTGTGTTCCTCAAAATACGGTTGAACATGAGAATCGACTATAACCTTATAACCGTCCCAAGTTACAGTATCTATAAACGGCTTAGTCTCCGTGAGCCACTGGTCTAAGTAGTCCGAGATAAGTATATTGGGTTCATAAATCAGCTGAGCACTTTCATACTCGCTAATTATTGACCGCATAGCCGCCTCAGCTTTACGCAGATTATTCTTTACTTCATAACCTGTGTAAACCCACTTCTGCTTACGCTTTCCAGTGTTGTCTACGAAATTCAGAACGGCATAATATTTGCCGCGTTTTGCTTGCAAGCTTCCTGTCAATTAAATAATCTCCTTTCTGTAGTCCGCTTGCTGTTGTACGGTCATTTTAGCACAACAGCGCAAAATGTCAACTACCGGCAGAAAGAAAATTTTCAATACTCTTTTTAGTAATTAAGTAGCTTGTACCTATACGAACAGAGGGAATAGTGCCGTTATGTACAAGGTCATACGCAGCCTTTCTTCCTATTCGCAACATTGTCTGCATCTCTTTAACAGTTACCACATCAGGATAATTGTCAAACAATCAAATCATTCCATTCCTATATTTTTTATCAGTGCCCTGCGGAAACTGTCTACTCCTCATCAGTGGAGCGACTTTCTATCCGCAGGGTCTTTTAGTTCCCGCCGCGAGTTCACGGCTTCGTAAACCCTACGACTCGTCTACCGCTTATGGTGCGGCGCATCCTCGTAGAATGTAATCAATAACTGCATAACCGCCATTATTGCAGTTTGCAAAAATATGTAAATTTTCCATTTAAACTCCTGCACCCATAGTTAATGGCGAGATGGACAGTCTATCTCGCCATTTTTAAGTCCCTACTTACGGCAAGAGATTTCCGCTTTTTTTAAGTCCCAACTTACGGTATGGGATAACCGCTTTTTTAAGTCCTGCTTTTACGGCGCAGGATCTCCGCTTAGACGTGGGTGACAGAAGTATCGTTATATCACGCCGAGGCTCGCGAGCAGCTGGATAATTGCCACAATAGCAATACCACCAGTGAGAGCAAAGACGTTTAAAAAGTTGTAGATCAATGCAATCAGCATAATATCTCTCCTTTACAGGTCGGCGTAGTCGGGCTCAGTGCTCGGGAAGAACGCTATACCCGGCACGAACTTAATAACATCCGACGGCTCCGGCACACACATCTCTCCCGTTACCGGGTGTCGGTAAGGCTTCGGCTTACGCCTGACCTTCTGAAATGTACCAAAACCATATATTGACAGCTTATCTCCGTCATTAACGACCTTGGAGATAGCGTTGCACACTGCATTAATGCAGAACTCTGAATCACCGAGGGTGAGAGAGTTATCTTTCGCCACAAGTCTTATAAGTTCCTTGCGATTCAAATTATCTTCCTTTCTTTCCTCAAAAGGCGACAAGCTTCGTCGCCGACTCAATGTTATAACCATCTTTATCGAGACACACATAAATACAGCCCTGCTGCTGAGAGTTAACCAACGCGCCGTCACCATATCTCATTTTCTGTGTCTCACACGCCGCACCCTGCTCATACATAGTGGTGTTTCCGATTTTATATGAACCGAGTCTGTGCGTATGCGCCATTACAAGGCAGTTGAAATCATACCCCTCATTGCGGAACCACAGCACAGCTTTCTCCGCCGTCTTCATAGGTGAACTGCTAAAAGCCTTCGGGTGAACAAACATTACATGACCTATCTGCGAAAACCACTCGCCAGTATAAACGACTTCGATATCATCGAATGTCTCACGCAGCGGCTCAAACCATGTCTTAATATGATTGCGACGGTCGTAATGATAGAAACCATCAACGAAGATGTAGTCCAGTGCCGTCTCAGGCATAAGCTCCTGAAGGTCTGAATCGAGGTGGTTGGCGAGATATGCTCCGAGGCGAAGCTCATGGTTGCCGTAGTTTGCGATGACCTTCTTCGGTTTTATGTAGTCAATAAGGTCTATAATGTACTGCCGACCCTCAACCAGTTCCTCGATACACGGTATGCGATACGACTTCGAGAATTTGGATATCGACTGACAATCAAATATATCTCCGTTGAGCTGTAGGATGTCTACACGCCCGACATACTTTGAAAATGTCTCTATAGGCTTTGCGAACGGGAAGTGCAGGTCTGATATAGACAGAACCCTCGTCGCCACGCCGCGCTCAGCTATCTCACGTTCATAGTTGCGACCGCGATTGAAAGCGGCAAATTCTTTTCGATAAGCACTCTCGCCGAGCGTCTGACCGCTTTCTGTATTGAGCAACTCGGCTATCTGGTCGCAAGTGAGACCATAAATTTTCTTGTTGTCGAAGAGCCGAACGAAGTAGTCAACATAGGACTCTCCGCTCTGCTTCTTAGCGAAGTCTTCCATCAGCGGCTCACCTCCACGGTTCGTGGCGAAGCTTCTTTAGGTAGCGCATCACCTTAAAGCCCTCGGTGCAGTAATATGTTTTCTTTCGACTGGGAGCGTAGCGGTTCGTTACCGTTATATGCGTTCCCGGAAACTTCTTTCTAATCTTAAAAGCTTCCTCCTGCGAGATTTTAACTATATGAACCATTCCTTTTTATCAATTTGGAGCGAGTTTTCTTACCCCTCTCCTATTGTAACCGCACGGGACGCCCCTAAAATTTGTCGCATAATACGGCTATTTTAGGGGGTCGTTTATCCCGTTTGGGTCGGATTTTAGCCTATTTTTTGTAAATTTTTGCGTGATTTGTTGTCAATTTACGCGAAATATTTATATCGAGTGTATCTCTTTCCATATAGCTCAACATCACCCTCGTCGTCTTCTGCGAGCAGTCCGATAGGTTCTGCACCCGCTTCGAGAACCTCATAGAACGAGGTGTTGGGGTAGCCAAAGAGTATGTTAAATATCTTACGCTGAATCTGAGAATAACGAGGTTCTTCTATCTGGCGCAGGAGGTAGACCATATCGCTCTTGGTGAACGACATATTGCCCACATATTCTACGCACTCCTGCCTGATGTCGCAACACTGCATCTGTTTGACGGAAGATTCTATGTCCGAAGCATATACACTTTTTATCTCATTTGTCATGTCTGTTACGGCATTGATGACACGGGTGACTTTCTCGTACTGTCTGCGATGAACATCTATGCCATTACCCACAAGAGCGGAGAAGGGGAGGTACTCCTGTTTCTTTCCTATCTCTTCTCTCTGAGCCCTGTACGAATTAATACAAGTCTGCACATAATCCATGGTCGTCAAATGCTTCTTGTAATTCTTTCGCTTGCGGTCATAGTAGCCTTTGCCGATATCCTTCGCCTTGAAGAAGTTGGGTTTAATAGCTCTTCCGTCATCGCCCTCAATCTTATATTTATCACGCAGTCGGCGAAGCTCTTTAGCATTATTGATATTGAACTCTTTCTTTGCTTTGTCGATTTCAATGCCGCTCATAATATTCAAGATACATACATCTTTATATATTTCCTCAATATCACTATAACTGCCACCACGATTAAGGACATCCCATATGCGGGTATTGAGCTCCTGACTGAGGTTGATGATATCGCCTATAAGATTGTTGCTCGTTTTAACATCAAGGTCAACCTGCTCGTCGTGAGTGTACCTGCGTTTTTTCTTAACGGACGAGACATCCGGAACCGCTATCAAAAACTTACCTTCGTTCTTAAGCGCGGTATTGATAAGGTGAAGATTATCCGTAACAAGCGAGGTGTCTGAATCAAAATCGCAACCAGATAATTCGTTTAAGACATTTTCACCAATGCTGTTTATACAGACTATCTCGTTCGTCAGATTAAAGTAGCGGTCGATCTCGCTACACTCCACATTCGTCGGAACCCACACATTGCTCATTGAGATATGGGGGCTGCGCGAACCTACAAGCCTCTGCCCGTACCCGAACCTCTTCGTATGTATGTTGCCAACACCCAGCACCGACACGCCGTCGAACTTGCCGATGCTCGCCTGTAACATCTCAACTGGATTGCCAAACAAGGTTTCGTAATTGCCCTCGACAAGCACATGACCGAGCCTAAGATTTTTTGTAAAAGACTTAAGAATATCTATCTTGAAGTCATGATAAAGCTTCGTCTGCGCAAATCTGTCATTGAGACCGAGAAGCTTATATACAACATCATTCTTCGACTCAGCAGGGGAGATGTCGAATTCGTCTTCTATCGGATATTTGATATGGTAGCGCAGAACTGCGGGGTCTGTTCTGATAGCTGTCATATAGTCAAATGTCTCCTTGAGGAACGCCGCCGTCTCAGCCTTGTCCATCTGCAAGCTGTTGAGAAGCTGATAGTGCGTCTGCACCATGCGTCCGTCAAAAAAGTGAGTCGGCTTATCATACTTAACAACGCCAAAAGTATTGTCGATGTGCTTCATCCAATCGTTTATCGTCCCGAACTTCAGATACTTGATGCTGCTCGGCGTGGTTACTATCTTTATATCTTCCACACGCTTCGCTTTAGTGTAACCCTTTAGCTGACTCACCTCTGTTATGCCGTGGTCGGCAAACCACTGCTGCAAGTTTGTATTGAAGCAACAGCATTTAAAGAAGAGGTTGCGGAGTAGTATCATGCCCTTATCGCTGTATTTGCCCATAGCTGATATATCTATAAGTCCCTGTCCGTCCCAGATAGAGTTGGTTATCTGCTCGTCTTTTTCTTCGGCGATTAGGTGGTCGCCATCTTCGCTGACGGACATAACCCTATCGAAGAATTTGCTCTCGTAGTCGTCTATCACGAGAATGTTCTCGGGGTTTATTTCCAGTATATCAATAATAGAGCTTGACGGCAGAGAGATATACGACTCAAGCGCAGCAAGGTCTACCTCTTCACCCTCGGCGACTTTCAATCCACACATCTCCCACTTGTGCATACGAGCATACAGCTTCTCGTCAATAAAGAGACACTTGCCAACGCGAGAACTGCCGCTTGACCTCTTCCACCTGACATACCTTACTCCATTACACACAAAGCCGTCATTATACAGTGTCCTGCGCAGCTCCGCTGTGCTCTTCAGCGTCTTAGGTGTTTTGATAAGCGTGTATACGCCACCTTCAAAACCGAAGTATTTACCGAGCACCTCGTCAGATACCGGATATTCCACAGGCTGTCCAAGTATTATTCCCACCAGCTCGCCGTCTTTTATAGCCACACAGTCATTGAAGTTAAGGTCTGAGTCTTTATATCCAAAGCGAATATACCTATTTCTGCCGGCTTTATTAAACTCCGCCACCGAGTATTTAAAGGTTACATTTATTACACGCGAGGTATACTCTTTCTTTCTTCCGTAAAAGCTGAAGTTAGTGCGGCGGTACACTTTCTCATAAACCTCGCGCAGTTTTATCTGATCTAAACTGTAATCGAGTGTGTTGGCGTATCGTCTATAATTGACCTTGCCGTCTTTATCCACCAACGAATAACCTGTGTCGGGGTACAGCTCATTTGTTATGTATATATCCTTAGCGTCGATACCCGGTATATATATTGTATTACCTATAGTTAATTCTCCTCATCCATATCCGTATTTATGGCTTGATTTCCATAGTCTATGTAAGCGACCTCATCCCAACTGCTGTGGCAGGGGTAGTCGTTGTCGTCGTTGCCGCAGCAGTTAATCCACGGGCAACCCTCACAAAACCCTCTATTCAACTTCTTTCTCTAATCCTTTCTGTAAAATGCCGTTCACACCTCTTCCCTAAATATCAGCCATATCTCATTTCGTCCGAGTTTTGCTGTCTATATATTATAAACTTTGGTTTAAAGTGTCCCGGTAGGGTAGTTACACCCCACATTTAATATCTTGTCTTTACTGGTTCTTTTACGCGCATACCATAGGTGCGCCGATAAACCCCTTTTCTATAAGCTTCTTGTGGAAGAACTGCTTGCCCTGCGGCGTAAAGAGCACCCTTACCGATACGATATCCGACTTAGTGTACCAATCTTTTGTCTCGAATAAGCCCTCGTTGCTCTTCTTTGCGTAAGGACGAAGCTGTTTGGTCGGAGTGCGGTACAGGTACTTTTCATCTATCAGAAAGTTAACGAACTTACGCTCAGAGATACCAAGTTCTTTGGCGGTGTCTCGAAGCCCTGTACATTTATTAGGGCTAACAAACGTGTCGTAGAAGTCCGCCTTCGGCTGAGCGACATCGAGCTCGCTTTGCAGACCAGAAATTTTGGCTTCCGCTAATCTAAGTTTGCCTTCTGCAAATTTAAGTGCTCTCGCCATTATCATGTCTGGATCGTTCCACGCTTTTTCGAGTTGCAAGAAATACTGTCTCGCTTGCTTGCCTTTCTCGTTACGCTGAAGCATACAGATCTCTTTTGCCATGTCGATGGTGATCTGTGCATCCTGTCTCGGCTTACCCGGTAAGCCGTCAGACCTATTGGACAAAAATGTCCGATAGTCCTCGTCCTCAGTAAAACCGTATTCGCACATTCTCGGAAACCATTTGTGAAATGGGGTTTCTGCTTCCAAGAATTCGTGCAGGTCTCTCGCTAAGACCGTCGGTCTGTCGCTTTCATAGTTGATTTTGATTAATTCGTTCATTTCATTTTCTCCTTCATTTATTAATGTTAAAGTTTGCAGGGAGTAAGTATATCGTGTGTAACCCAACGCTTGAAAGCTTTGGCTTCGGGCTTGCGACTGCGAAGAATGATTGAATACAGCCCAGCTTCGCTTATACAATTCGTTTTTTGCTTTCTACCGTGGGGGTCGATAATATCTACCCCCGATTTTTCGTCATCATCCAAGGTGCGCAGAGCATCTTTCAAGTTGCTTACCGCGAGAACTCGAAGAATATCGTTGGCTACAAACCACGGTTCGCCGTCAATAGTTATGGTGCGGACTTCTCCAAATTCCTCGTTGTTAAATACTGTCAGTTCATTCACTTCATTTTCTCCTTTGTTTATAATGTTAAAATTTGCAGGGAGTCTCCATTTTGACGATCCCTCGCTATCGCTCATTTTTGAGCAACAGGGGTGTCGCAATTTGCGACGCCCTTATCTTCTGCGTCCACGTGCTTACTAAGTGCGTCTCTTGGATTACTATACCCGAGCACAAGGGAGTAAAGCCCGGACTCGTTAATAATTGTTCCATCCCCTTGTCGCCCTAAGTTGAACTTAGCCCGCTCGTCCTCATCGAAATGGTCTGTATCTTTATACTCAAGGTGGGCATATTCCCATTTTGGGAACCCGCTTATTTTTGAGCGAGTTCAACTTAACCTCACTTCTCCGCCCTGTACTTCGCCAACGCCGCCGTCGCCTTGCGTTTCTGTTCTTCGGAAATGCTTCGAGCGGCGTTCTTTCTTATAGTAACTGCGGAAGGGATAGCCTTTAGAATCATCCCGCACACAGCGCCGTCGTCGTAAACCGTCTGCTCTATAGGAGTCCAACCCTTACGCAGCGCGGCATTGAAGTCTTTCGGAACGGTGCTGTCCATTACCCAGCCGTCGCCACTTCTATATATGTGCGTCTCTCGCTCACTCACAGATATCTTACTCGTAATCGTCTTCGTCTTTATCGTCATTCTGAACCCTCTCCATCCAATCTTTTAAAAGTGTCCTCATTCTTCTGCTCGGCACATACAGCCATATCTCTTCTCCACGCCTTATAGCCGACCTCCATATCCACTGCAACATAGTTGAAAGGGCGTACATATCTTGGTCTACCTCTACGCCAAACTTCTCATACACACGCCTCTCCGCGACATTCATAAACAGGTTGACGGCGTAGGCGAGATACCTCTTGTTGATGTATGAGTTAGTAGCCCTCTCGTTGAAGACGACATAACTCTTGGTGTAGCCTTTGCCCTTAACCTTATTACAGGCGCTCTTATAGGTTCCCCACATACGCTCGTCCGCAGGTGAGTTTTTCCATATATGCTTGTAGCAGTTGGCTACATGATTCTTAACAGCCTTGAGCTCGCCATCCTCACCAGCCTTGCGTCTCTGATACCAATTCATAGACAGCGCATGGGGCGGGTCGCCTATACGGTTGAGCTTTGGCGACTCTACTATATGTATAAGGTCTTTGATGTGCTTGGTGTATTCCGGCACATAGTCAGTGCTACTTGAGAAGCGATAAACGCCGTCCTTTAGCGACACACCTATATATGTATAAGGGATTTTATAAATCTTCATAAAATAGCAAAGCGCCTGTCCGGTAAACAAATACGTTAGCACGAACACCTCATCGAACGAGGTCAACAGCTCCTGCGGCAGAGCCCAATAATAAAGCTTCTGCCCCTTTTGTCCATCAACACACAAAATATCGCGGGAGCGGAACATCTTCATCTCGTCCTCAAATTTGCCTGAGTCGTACAGCTTGTCTGTCGCCCGATATGTCGTGCCGTCTGATTCTAAAAAGCCTGTAGCAACAAGCCCGCCAACATCATTGGTCTTCATTTGACTCTCGATAAGAATATCCAAGCTCTCGTCTATGATGAGGGTATAGCCAAGCTCTCTGATCATCGCCAGCGTATCACGGTTGTAATTTCTGAAAGCCGCGTGGGTTGTCGTTATGTTGCGCCCCTCGCTTATAAGAGCTGCTGTGTGCTCTGTCTTTCTGAAATGGTATTCGCTCAGTTTGTTGCTCGGCTCGACGAAGTGCAACTCCGGGCAGCCCTCTTTGATACGATTGCTCTCCGCCAGATACGGCGTGATGTAAATGAATTTCTTCTCCTTGTGTTCGTTCATATAGGTAATAGCAGCTTCGGTTTTGCCGGTACCCATAATCGCATCGCATACCTTGACTTTGATAGTGTTTTCCTCCTATTTTGAACTTATTTTTTTAAAATGGTTCCAAACTGGCTCACAGCCCTTGTGTATCAAGGCATCTGAGCACCCCCTCTCTTAAAAAACAATTTTGTGTTATGTGAAGGTCACAAGTCCACTAACGTGTCCTTGCTCGCCACATAATTCCGTCTACGGAGTAGGCGGGAGGCTACGCTATACCACCTCGGGAGAAGTTCTCTTCGCAAGCTTCGCTAACTTCTCTTCGGAGATACCGCTGACGCCTCCCTCAAACATCTCCGTAGGCGGGAGGAAGGCTTCGCCTTATTTCTAAAGGAAGACTGCATCCTCGGTTCGCTCCATCTTGAGGCGAACTCAGCAAGCCTTTAACTGCGCTGCGCTCCGTTTCCGTTCGCCTTATTAGTGTCGCTCACCTCGAATTTGCCTTGAAACGGCTTACGCCGTAGCCTGTACCACCATGTTATGTATATACCTTACACCCGAGGTTGGCTGATTTACCAAAATCTGAAGGTTAAATTTATGAATAAATTGTTAATAGAAGTAGAGGGTAGAAGCTTAGCGCGTAGCGATAAACATAAATAAAAAAAACGCGCCCTTCGGCGCGTAAGACGATCGTACATATATAGAACTTGTAGAAGCTTTCTTCGAAGACGTCAGCCTGTACATACCAACCCTGATGGGTCTATAGGCTTATACCACGGACGAAAGACCGCTCGTAAGGTAGACTTCAGGGATTTTAGCCTGTACCACATCTTTATCTCGGATGCTCGTAGGGGTAACTTTGTGCGTAGAGCGGGCTTTTACCAGTTTTTTTAAAATTTTAAAAAGCACCAATCTACCTGACCCGTAGAAGATACCCTCCACTATGGGCGGGATTTGTGTAGTTCTGAGGGTCTATTTTGACGACGTGTGAGTGGGGTTGATTGACTAAGCGGTTTTTCACGATTATTTTTCTGCTATAGGTTTTAAATAGCCCCCTTGCGGGGGATAATCCATAAAGGCGGATTTTATGGATTATTATACCTATATACTCGATGTATACGGACTGTAATATTTTAGTGCTATATAGGCATTATTTTTTTTGTTGTATTTACAACAACGACAACACAACACAACCCTTCAACCCTTCGTCGTCGTCAATATTATATGTCTATAAAGCAAAATAAAAAAATACCTATGCACCAAAAAAAATAAATTCCAATGTGTATAGGTATTATATTATATATTATATATAGCTCTATAGGTAGGTATATATACCTATTATGTCGGGACGGCTACACCGTCCCCATCGGCGGCACTTGTGCCGCCTAATAGACGCACGAACATCTATTGTTCTGCGCAAGAATTATTTATCGTTGATTGGTAGGTGCAGCACGGCGCGGAGTGCATCGGGGGATATATGCGCGGCAGCGGCTACGGTGTTAATAGCTACACTCAGGTCTACGGGTTCAAGCTCAGGGATCGGGCGGTCAAGTAGAGCATCAACGGACATATTAAGATAATCGCATATCCGGGCAATAGATTTATAGTTCGGGGTTTTGTCGTTTTTGCGCATTTGCTGCACGGCGTTTATACTAATGTTTAATTCTTGTAACATAGTTTTGAGTGTGATGTTTTGCCTCGCACACTCTTTTTTTATCTTTTCTGCAATAATAGCGTTGTCGTAGTTGTTAATATTAGACAATACAAGACCCCCAAAAACATATAGTTGTATGTGCAATAGTTACAAAGATGATTAATTGTGTGATTTTTAGTGTTTTAATTCTTTTTAAGTATTTACAAGCACACGATTGTGTGGTAGTATATAGGCGTACTCAAGGGACAAGCCCCGACGGACAAGCCGCCGACAACGAGCCGTTGAGCCGTGCGGACAAGGCGCGTGGGGTATCTTGTAAAGTACAGTCATCCGAATATACACCATTATATAATAAGGGGGTTTAAAAGTCAAGCGCGGTCAATCGGCTTATTTTATAGGCGGAATGATACGCGACAAACGGAATACATAAATATTATTGTATGCCCTTGCAATACTTTGATGTTGCTATCACGCTACGACGGTTTTATAGCTATCAGCCCGGGGCGGCGCGTGCCGTGACGCGCTTATCGTATGCGATAATATTGTAAAATATCGGTAACGGCGGCGGGACACTCTCAGCCGTTACCATGCCGCATAGGGGCGCTATGCGGGGCGAATAAAGGCATTTTATCACAAGTCCGTAAAAGGTCAAAGAAATAACTGCCATTTAAGCGGGTGCATTATCTGTTTAAATACTTTGATTCTGTTGTGCTAAAGTGGAGAGTCCGGGGACGGTTGGAAGCCGTCCGAACCTTTTGAGTTCCTTTGCCGTTGGTGTTTGATATATACGCGATAAGTATATCAGCAATAAGAAAAAAATAAACCGTGCATTAATGCTATATTGATATTTTAGCTTTGCACCGCCCGCGCTATTTCTCAGGAAATACGAATAACGGACGGTAATTTTTATTCTTAGGAATAAATATTTATTGTAAAGCGGGGATATTAATGTTTCATTTTTGGAAAATGCACGGTGACGGGTAACAATTGATACGTTGGTACAATAGGACATTTTAACACATTCCGAGCGCGTGAGCTGTTATATGTTCGCGCGCTCTTTAATGTGCTAAAAGCATATAAAAATTTTAAATAAGGACGGTAAAAAATCATGAAAAAGACAACAGAAAAGAAAGCATTACGGAATATCGCGGATATCAGAACAGATCTTGAAACACGCGTTAATGCCTACAACGCGGCAATAAATGCCGACGACACAAAGGCGGCAGAGCTCGAAAAGCTCGACAACGAAACATCAGAGTTTGAAAAAGAGTATGCCCGCGCCGCGTTTCATGCAACGGCACTTGAATTGCTCGACAACACCGCGCCCATGCTTGCGGCAGCAACGGCTCTAACTTTCGAGACGCTAAAACACAAAGACAAAGAGGATGAAAACGGCATAAAGTCGCGCGAACTCGTCACGGCTGAACGCCCGCTCGATTTTGTCGCGCTTGAATCATTTTTTGTCGAGCGCGGAAAGAAATTCGGCGCGGAGTCTGCATGGGTTTACAAAGTCGCGGCTTTTAATCGTTTGCTCTGCATGAGAACGGCGCAAAGTATCGGCGCGGATGTGAAAACAGTCGCGGAAAAGTTCGCTACACCTACACAAGCCCGCGATATCGATCTCGGCAAAACGCCGACAAGCAACACGCAACTGCTCAAGCAATTACAGATGATAATTGACTCCATGCTCTATGTAGAGGGCGAAAAGGGCAACATCTATAAAGCAAATTCTCATGATGTCGGTTATCTGTTATCCCTCTACGCGAAGAAGGGGCGCGGCGTTCTGAGTGTTGCGGCGGCTCGCCCAAAGTATCTCGAAAAGCTTATCGCGGAAATACTTCACCGCATAGTCACCGAAAAGTCCTATAATATCGAGTTCAAGGAAAAGAAAGAACGCGCAAGCGGCAAGATAGACCCTAAACCCGCCGGGGCTGTTGAATCCGCAAGAAAATCCGCGAAAAAATCGAGCGCGGCAAAACAAAATAAAAGCCGCAAGAAAAAATCAGCTATTGATGAGGCGGTAGAGATTTTAGATAACGCAAAATCCGGAAAAATAAGCGACAACGATGCACGAAAAGCTCTCAAGAAACTTGAAGAGGAAGATATAAAAAATGGTGGATTGGGATTTTACGGCATCCGTTTATATTAAACGGCATAAAAAATTTTACGCTTAAAAGTGAAACTAAATCAAAATTAAAAATCTAAATCAGAAAGGAAATTTAAAATGAAAACTAAAACAAAAATATATGCAATAATCGCAACCATCATGACCGCTTGTTATGCCGTACTGATTGCCCTGAGCGCGTGGAATCTCGGCGTACAGATGAAAATTAATGCGCTCAAAAGCGACGGCAGGAATGTTATGTACACCGACGCCGCTGCCTTCGCGGAGGTCTGCGATGAAATCGACCATCTAAAAACTCTAAAAGCGTGGAATTAAATCTAAATCAGGAAGGAAATAAAAATCATGGATGAAATTCAGGTTGAAATTTGGGATGCACTTTGTAATCTCGACGGCGAAACGGTTGCAAGACTGTTTACAAATTACTATGGAAATCAGCTTTTAACCGACGATTTCCGCGAGTTTATGGAAGAGGAAGGGGCAATATGAAAATCAAAAACGGAAACGAAACCGTATATGAAATCATAACCAATCACGATTTTACACTTGACGAAGCTATAGCCTTCGCGGGTGAATACTCGAACGACGCCGCTATAAACGGCGAGCCGGAAGTCACGATAAACGGCAAGAAATATTATTATGAGGAGCTGAGTTTAGAATGGTAGATACCTACGAGACAGAAGCCCGCGATTTTATGATACGAAATAATATCAAAATGAGTATCATATTCAAAGATCGCGAAGCAAATCGACTTTGGCGCGACAACGCAAAACGAAATCGCTACTCGGTTTATATCAAAAACACCGATACCGGCGAGGTTATGCGTGTTACATTTTGGGATTCCATATATAACACAACACACAACATCACGCCGACTTGCTACGACATTCTCGCGTGTTTGACGAAGTATGACCCCGGTGACTATGAGGATTTTTGTTCGGAATTTGGGTATGAAACCGAAACCGAAAACGAATTCGGCAGACTAACGCGAAATCCGAACGCTTATAAGATTTGGGAGGCGTGTTGCCGCGAATGGGAAAAAGTAAAGCGTGTATTCGAAGAGGGCGAAATACTCGAAGAATTGCGGGAAATAAACTAAAGAAAATCACTTCGGAAATTGGTAATGAAATTATATTCCCGAAGTGTTTCTATTCTCAAAACATAATCTAAATACTACAAAATCGAAACGAAAATGAAAGGAGCGAATATTTTACTATGTCATACGAAAAGTTTGTAAAGGGAGTGATATGGAGAGTCGGATTTGAAACGAAAATCCGTTTTGAAAACGACGGCGAAAAGTATACGGCATACATAACGGGCGGAATTATTATCTACGGAAATAGCATATCCGCTCTTGTATTGGTGCGCTGGGGCGACGGTCATTCGGCGCGAATAAAATTAGAGGAGGAAAGGAAATCATGAGCTATAGTACCTATGGGGTCGAAGTTGAAAAGCAAAACGGTTTGATAATCGGAAAGCATTTCAACAATCTCGATGATGCTATGTGTGTAGCCGAACGGGCTGTGTATGAGCGCGGCTGCGTGTGGTCGTGCGTATATATGCCTAACGGCGATATCTATGTTGAGTATGAGATGTAAATCTAATACGGCTTTAGCTAATACGAAGAAAATGTGGCATAAAATTTTAAAAGATTTTTGGTAAATAACCGAAGTCGTGATATAAGATAGAGCCGCCGTGAAAGGGAAACCAAACTCGGCTGCTAAATTTAAAATCAGAAAGGAAAACAAAATGAAAATCGAAATCAAAACCGGGAACGCCGCTTTTCATGACTGTGACGCGGAAAATGAATATGCCGACTACTACACCACGGCGGCTGAGCTTGACCGAATTTTTGGGCAGATAAGCAGAGCCGTAGCCGAAGGGCGAACAGACGGCAAGGTGATAGACAGCAACGGAAACATATGCGGAGAGTGGAAGATTTGAAATGAAAATGATTTTTGTTGTGGTTGTCACTGCCGAAAACGGAAAGTATTTCGCCTTCGCCGACACGATAGCGACGGGTAATAACTTAATCGCCATACTTAAAAGATACAACGCTGATATATGCCATTTATGCGAAAGCCGTAGAGAGGCGGAGGAACTGGCGCGAAAATGGAATGAGGCGTATAGACAAAACGGTACAAACTTATTTTAAATCAGAAAGGGAATCAAAATGGAATTGAGATTTGCAATCACAACTGTAATTGAAATTGCCTTCGTCGTCGCGTTTTTGTATGCGCTGTGGCACGAGGGTAAAATTATAGCTTTCGAGGAACGGATGGAGGATGCCGTAGCTCGATGGCTTGCAAAGAAAATCATAAACAGAAGGAGGAGAGCTGCGGTTGACAAAAGAAGACAGAATGAAAAGGTTCGTTAAACACAAAATCAAAGTCCTAAAGGAATTGGGCGTGAGTTTGACAACCGAAGATGAAAAGCGTTTGGCGACGGCTTCCAGTTATATCGCTGTAGATAATATGGCGAGAACGATGATTCAGAAATTAAATTAAAATTTAGGAGGAAAATGAAATGAATAAGGTTATCAAGGGAAAGAAGTACAACACAGAAACTGCAAAGGAAATTTGCGACAGAACAAGATACTGCAACGGAACGCCGAGCAGTTGGACAACTCTTTATCAGAAGAAAACCGGTGAGTTCTTTATAGCTCGAATATCCAGCGGCGTGAATTGCTGGGACACGGAAAACAAAATCACACCGATCGGTATCGATGAAGCAAAGGTGTTTGCTGAAGAGAACATGGATGCGGATGGCTATGAGTCCGTGTTCGGTGAAGTCGAAGAGTAAAAGGAAAGGAGAATTGAAAATAAAATGAGTCACGGATATAAAGTAGGCGACAGGGTTATAAGCTTGCATGAACCGGAGATGTTCGCAAAAGCCACGGTTTGTTATACGGGCGAACTCCCGCTAATAGATTGGGATGTAGGGATAGCTTACGATGAACCTATTGGTATACATAATTGCAGGGGACACTGCGAAGAAGGACATGGGCTTTGGGTCAGCGAGTCAGATTTGATACCCGAGCCCTCTAAGAAGGCTTCAGAACGAGAATATATTCAGCTTTAAATCAAGGAGGAAAATAAAATGTATTTCGAAAACGAAAATAGGAAATTTTTAGAAAAATACGACAGCGATTCAAAGCAGATAGAATACTATACAGAACAGGTGGAACGGATTTTTAACGAGGTCGGAATTGATAATGATTTTACTACGGCAGGAATAGAAGCCAATGTCAGCGAGTGGTTTTATAAGAAGAAAACTCTGTTTCATATTCTAAGAAATCATCCTATGTGGAACGAAGAAGCAAAGGCAATAATATTTCTCCGTGATGAAGTTAGGGGGTCAGACTTATCTGCGTTCAAAAGAGACATTAATGAATTGGTCGTGTATACATCAAGAAAAATAATTGAAAACGAGCTTGAGCAGTCCAAAATGTTTAATGCGGTTATAAGCTTGCTTTCTCAGAGTGCAAGTCGAGAGATAAGCGAACGCGAAGCGGAGTCGATAAACCGACTCGGGTACTATAAGGAAATGCGTTCCGGAATGAAGCGCAGCCGTGTAATCAATACAGTATTCAAGGAATATCCGATAGGCGATGACCGTAAAATTGACGCGACGAAATTCACAGACGGACACGAGGAGGGTGACAGAAATTATTTAAGCTATAACAAGTTGTTTGCAAAAGCCGCAGACGATACTAACCCGCTTAAAATAAAAAGAATAACCGTACTGAGTGTGAACATATGCGATTTTCTTCTGATGTCAAATGGAAATTCGTGGAGTAGTTGTCACTTCATTAACCGCTCGGGTGCGTATCAGGGCTGTTATAAGGCAGGGACTCTTAGTTATTCCAACGATGGTACAAGTATGTGTTTCTATACGCTGCCCGAAACATACGAAGGAAATCGGTGGTATATGGAAAAGAAAATCACACGACAGTTGTTCTTTTATGAAAACGGTTTGCTTTTGCAGTCTCGCCTCTACCCGAAGGGCGGCGACGCGACGGGAGAAAGCTATGGGAATTATAGAGCGGTTGTACAGGGTATTATAGCAAAATGCATTGAAAAACCGAATTTGTGGAAGGAGGTCGATAATGATTGGGATTACTACATAGTCACCTATGGTAACACGTTTCATTACCGAGATTACGAGGAATACCCTGACGAGTGCGTGTTCACATACAACAAGGAAATGAAATCAGAAGCGACATACGGTTTGCATATTGGCGGCGATTCCTATTGTGTTGATTGCGGTGATGTGATGGACTCAGATTATGACAACGCGGAAGAGTTACAGTGCTGTAATTGTCTTAATAACCGCTCTTATTGCCATCGTTGCGGCTGTGAGATCGACGACGACGCATATGAAATTGATGGCGAAGTCTATTGCGATGACTGCACATTCTACTGCGAATACCACAATGAAAGGGAAGTCGCGTATGATGCCAATGGCGATAGTCTTATAGTAGAGGATTACATAGGCGGTCGCTGGTATACAATGTGTAGAGATGCATATTACGAAGCAGTAACGAGATGTTATAAGTGCGATGAGCTTGAATTTACGGACGATATGGTATATGTAGAGGAAACCGATTCGTATTTATGCAAAACTTGCTATGATGAATATATGGAGAAAAAAGAAAATGAAGTTGCTTAATATATTTAAGTTTCCGCAGGACAAGCTCAAATCGGCGTTGACTTGTCACTTGAGAGACAAAGGATATTCGCCGATATCGGACGACGGATTTGTATACGCGGCGGGCGAGGTTCCGGTCTTGCTCGTCGCTCATATGGACACCGTACACAAACGGACTCCTGATATCATTTGTATGTCGGAAGATAAAAGTATAATGATGTCGCCGTATGGTATAGGTGGAGACGACAGGTGCGGTATCACTATGATTCTCGAAATTATCAAAGAACTGCGGTGTCATGTGCTCTTTACGGAGGATGAGGAAATCGGCGGCGTGGGTGCGGGAAAGTTTTGCGCGAGTGGAATAAAACCAAAAATCAATTTCATAATCGAATTTGACCGAGCGCATGAAAGGGACGCGGTTTATTATGAGCTTGATAACGAGGTGTTTGCTGAAACGGTAGAAAAATACGGATTTAAGCGAGACTACGGTTCTTATTCGGACATAGTGGATATAGCGCCGGCACTCGGGTGTGCCGCCGTTAATTTGTCGTGTGGATATTATAACGCTCACACTCAGCACGAATTTGTTTCTATCCCGCAAATGTACGCACAGGTTGAGAGAGCAAAGAAGCTTATAGCAAATGAGTGTAACAATTTCTTCGAATGGAAGGAGCTCGTATACGATAGAAGTTGGGATAGCGGAAATTGGTGCTACGGCGGATGGTACGATAATTATGACTACTATGACAGCAAAAACAAATCCAAATCTAAGAGTAAAGCCAAGCCTGTGTCCAAGGAAGTGTCACTTATACCAGACGACGCATACCTTCAATCGTCAGACGGTGACTGGATTGATGTCGGAGAGGAGATAGATGATTTCTTCGTGGATGATTCGGGAACGGTATATGTATACGACTCCGAATACTTAATGGTAATTCCATTATTTGAATATGTGGCGATAAGCGCAAATGGAGTGCCTTGTAAAATGGATCCAGACAACAGCTTTATGGTCGAAGTTGAAGGATAAAAGGAAAGGAGAGTTAAAATGAATAACGGTTTAACAATCAAAGATGCGACTGAACGCTGGGTTCACGAAATGAACGCAATCCCGCAGGGCATGATCGAGAAGCTGATGAACATCGGCGACGAGGACATCCACGAGGTGACTGAACCTGCCGTTGGCGATAGCGTGTATTTTTACGCGGATCTCAAAGGAAGTGGAGACGGAGAAATCACAGGCGTAGATAATAAAGATGATGGTGTTGTGTATACGATTGAACTTGAAACCTTTGAGACAGTTAAAGCTTACAGACAAGAGTTCGAAGTAGTATATGATGATGCTCTTCCAATGTGGGGTACAATGTGGTCGTTTGGCGACTCCGCAGATGATTGGTGGCTTGAAGACGGAGATGGAATCAAAATCATGTCGGAATGTGGGTTTAGAATTTACGAATCTGATGAGTTCGGATATTTCTTTGGCATAGACGGAGCGGGTTACAATTTCTACGATGTACACTGGATTCCGCTCTATAAGGCAAGAGGTCTTCAATGGCACGACCCAGTAGCGGAGCAGGAATACCAAATGTTAAGCAAAGGGTATAAGAAGGAAAAATTGGGCGCGGATACATACTGGATGGACAAAAACAATAATGTAATTGAAGAAGTAATCAAAGACTATTTTAACTTTTCTTACAAGGAGGAATTTTAAAATGGGATGGACAAGTTATCATGCGTCGTTCTATAAGAACGGCAAAATAGATAGAAAAGCAGAGTGCGACAGCATAATGAATTGCGATATGGTAGGCAACAAAGGGAGATATGAAGTGCTCAAATCTGCTATGGTAGGCTCTACTTACTATGCCGCTGTAAAGAAAACCATTTTCAAAACGGGAGCTAAGCCCGAAAAGGAAAGCGTTTTTGGAGTGGTAATGCTCACATCCGTTAACAACAAAGACTATTTTAACTTTTCTTACAAGGATATGGATGAGAGCGCTGGTCCCGGTTACTATGATTGTCCGAAAGGAATACTTGATGTGCTTACCCCTACGGAGTATGAGTGGGCAAAGGAATGGCGAGAGCGTTGCTATGAGAATATAAAAAAGAAAAAGAGTCCGGACGCACTCAGCAATCTGCCAATCGGAAGTGAAATCAAATTTACTTTGTGGGATGGTACTGAAAAACGGTTGGTAAAGCATCCAGCTGCGTATCAGTTTAGTCGTCCGTTTTGGATGAACTTAAATGAATATACATATGTGCCGGTAAACAGAATCCCTAAAAACTATGAAGTAATAAGAAGAGGCACGTAACCATGTTTGATTATCGATAATATTAATTCAGAAAGGAGAACTAAAATGCCAAATTGGGTAACAAATCGAATTGTGTTTCACGGAGATCAGGAGAATATAAACAGGGTTCTTCAGCACATAAAAGGAAATGGGTCTATAATTGACTTCAACAAAATTATTCCAATGCCCGACAACATTTATCGCGGTGATTTAGGCAAGAGGGAGAGGGAGCTGTACGGCTTAAATAATTGGTATGATTGGAGTGTGGCGAATTGGGGCACGAAATGGAACGCGCAATGTTCCTCACTCAACAACAAGAATACGCTGTGGTTTGATACGGCGTGGAGCTGCCCTATACCCGTACTCAATAAGCTTGCAGAAATATGTTGCATAAACGATGTTAGGTTTGAAGGGGAATGGGCTGACGAGGATTGCGGTTGTAATGTTGGCGTGTTTTGGAGCGACAACTGTGTAGACGAAAACTGTGATTTTTATTATAAACCCATAGACGACAATACAGACGAAGCATACGACATATATGTAAAAACTCGAAGGCGAGAGTGATTGTATGGGTAAGGACGGCAATGGACGTTGGGTGCGTTACGATTGTGATACTTGCCCAAACAAAGACAAATGCTAAAACAAAAATAACAAACAGAGAGGAATTGAATTTGGAATGGAATTGAAATTTGATTTAGGAATGCAGGTCATGACGCAGGGTATAGCAAATATACTCGGTGACGGTAAAATTTGCGAGGAGTTGCTCGACGCTTTCGGGCGATACACAAAGTGCGATTGGGGTGATATCCCCGAAGAGGACAAGGCTTTAAACGACGAGGCGGTTCGGGTAGGCGATGGACGAACGCTCGCCGCATATAACACAAGTAAGGGCGAGATTTGGATAATCACAGACTTCGGTGATGAGGGTAATGTGACGACCATGCTGTTGCCGGAGGAGTATTGAAACGATATTAGACACACTAAGGTGTTTTGATGTAGTTATGGGTGACAGTATACTCATAGTAGATTTTATTTAAGAAAGGAAAACGAAATGGAATATCTTGTACAATTCAACTATTCAGGACGAGTTACATATGAGATTGAAGCAGACGACGAAGAGACGGCGAAGAGAGAAGCTGCTAATAGGTGGTTGGTTTGGGTGTCGGCAGACGCGGTGGGGCACAATCCCGAGTTTGCGTGTGCGGGTATTAAGTATGACACTATGACGGCTGAACGGCTAATAGACGGTGATGTAGCGGAGGTAAATAAAAATGAGTAATGAAAACAAAGGCTTACTCATAGATGGCGATACCGTAAATAAGGCATTAGAATCAATAGGGGTTGCTGCGGCTAACGCTGCTAATACAAATCGTACCCTTGCCGATATACTTAAAGATGTCAATCATCGTTTCGAAGAGCAATTTAATATTGATATAGAAACAAGAAAAGAAAAAGAGAAAGAGCTTGATGAGATGAGAGCTTCGGGCAAGTTTGTTTCTGTTATGGTTTTTGACCAGACAAATAAGCAGAGAAATTATCAGTATGTCGGTGAAACTTACTCGGGAGATACGGTAGTTGGTAGTATCGTTTATGATGAGGGGACTTACATTTATGACCCCAAATATTATATCTATACTTTAGCCAACCTTAATACTTCTGCGGGCGGCGAAGTAGACGACCATAATATGCGTAGAGTTGAGGTGCGCCCTGATTCTATTCGTCCGTATACACAGATTGAAAAAATTAAGGAAGAGCTGCGAAGGGGTCACTGTATAGAGCTTGTTCGTAATCTCTCGGATAGCTTTTCTGATAAGTCAATATGTACTATTGCGAGTGAAAAAGAAATTCCTTATGAGCTTTGGTTTAGAAAGAAAACTAAAATGAAGAGATTTGGAGGCAAATGAAAATGAATTTTGAAACATATGAAAAATGTAGAACCATAGAAGCAATAGATAGAGTGTTAGACTTTATGGAAACAGATGAGTTCCAATATATGATCCAGACAGCCAAAGAAACCGGTAGTGGCTGGTGGGGTGATGAATACGAGTGTAAGTTTACGCTTAATAATATAAAAACGCTTCTTAAGGATGAGATAGAATAAGAAAGGAAAACAAAAATGTATAAACTTGACTTTTACACAGCGATATCTAACAAAAACGACCCTAAGACCCTTAATCACTTTGAGCGGGTTAGCGGTTATGGACAGGTAGTAAGAACTCCACGAGGAAGAGAAATCGAATTTGGTTTTGATAAGCGGAGTGACGGATGGTATGTAACCGATGTTGCTTCCGGTATGAGGATTCCTAAAAAATATGACACAAGGATGAAAGCGCTCGCCGCTCTTAACGCAGAGCTGCTTAGTAAGGTTGATAAGGCAGTAGAGAGTAATACATACAAAGCTATAGTGAAAGCTCTTAGCGAATTTAAAACAAATTCGGAGGTAGCGTGATATGACGGTGTATGAAGTGTTGGAAACATATTGCAAAAACTGCGCACACAACGGTAATTGTTGGAAGCCGTGCGCGGCGGCGACATCGGCGATCACAAATAATGAGGACAAGTATAAAGAGGAGGTAATAAAGATATGATACAGAGAGACGAGTTTTATACACATTCGGATGATGGTGATTTTGAGCAGAAGATGAGAGATTTACTTTTGTTCCACAAAGTGGTTAAGGTCGAAGGAGGCGATCAAAACGCCGAGCTAACCCTCGATAACGGAGTGAAGCTCTACACGGAAGGAAATCGTGGTTGCGGTGGGTGTGGCAATGGTTGGTATTATCTCGTAGCCTTGAATAATTGCGATAATGCTATTACTAATGTCGAGGTTTGTATAGACCATGACGACAATTTGTATTGCGATACATACCGTCTGTTCGTTTATGCGAAGGACAAAAAGATAAATCTTGTCCATCCCGAAGGAAACGAAGGCAGAAATATGAGAACGATTATAGCAAAGTTAAAGGAGAATATAAATGAATATCAAAGTAAAAATCTGTGATAAAGCTATCGAGCTTATTGATCCGTTGGCTAATATGCCGCTCGCTGATGATGAATTTGTTGATGAGGTAATAGACGGTATTCGGTACAACGAGCCGTACCGAATAGAAGCAATTAGAGATGAGGTGCAGAATGGCTGAAGAAATATACTACTACATAATGGACAAGCATGGAGTAATCTATGGTAGAAGTACAAGTAAAACTCGACTTCAGGAGAAAATGAAAAACAATTTCACCGAAGCTGTTATACGGAAGTTAGGAATAGAAATCGTTGAGGTGTATGATAGCATCTGAGCTATCGTAAGTAAAAAATAATATGGGAGAGGAAGATTAAAATAATTAAGAGAGGAGAAATCTACTTGGTTTCGCTGGACGGAGTGGGGTCTGAACAACGGAACACAAGACCTGCGATTATAGTGCAAAACGATGTGGGAAATGCCCACTCGCCGACGACGGTTATCGTGCCTTTATCAACAAAAATAAAACCGTCTATGGCGACGACGCACGTCAAAATAACAAGTAAGCAGGGCGTAAGAGATGAATCGGAAGCGTTATGTGAACAACTGAGAGTGGTAGACAAATCGAGATTAGGAAGGAGAGTGGGTAAAATCACCGACGAATCGGTTATGACGGATATAACAAGAAAAATAAAAGTAGTGTGCGGCTGTTAATTGGAGGGAAAAATGGAACATCAAACAGTAGTAGCAAAAACGAAAAATGGAGATGAGTTTGTGGCTTGTTCCGGTATCGGAAGCAAGTTCTGCTCAATACATAGCTGCGAGTCGTGCCCTAAGATGAAATCAATTCGGGACAGCGCAAATAAGCTTGGATATGCCGGAAAAGGAAATGACTTTGCAGAGCTATTAAATTATCTATTCGATAAGGAGTGTGAACAGTTTGGAAATTATACTGTTGTGGAGGTGTGTATGTCAGATTGACTCAATTCAAAGTAAAAGAGTTCAAGAGAATTTTACGGGATAACGGCTATAAGGAGGTGAGGTGTTGCGGTAGCCATCAAACTTGGAGCAATGGTGTAAGCAAAATTACTTTGCCGACGGTTAAGCTAAGTCCTGTCATAGCGGCTCGCCTCATAAAGGAAAATGATTTGAGTGTCCGATAAAAGTGACAACTTACAACTGGAAAAAATTCCCTGTTGACAAGAGAATTTTTTAGGACTATAATAAAAAATGTAAACGGAACAAATGTTCGACTAAAGTTCGATTAATGAAAGGAGAAATTTGTAAAATGGGATTTTTGGGTTCATTTCTTGGTCTGATTGGTGCTTCGGCGGTGTTTGTTGGAGCCGATGTAAAAGAGCGTTGGGACGAAATAGATAGAGAGCGGCAGCGCATTGCGGCAAATCCCGCACCGCCTCCGGAGATGAGGGGAAATTTAAGAGATAAATATGAATCTGAATGGCACAGAGGCGATAACACTCATTTCCCGGAAGAATATCTTCCTGCTCTTGAGAGCGATCCAGAGGTACTTTACTGGTGGATTGAGCTTCTTGCAGAGCGTGAGATAAGGCGTCAGGGTTATCGCGGTTATCCTATCAGTATTCAGGGCAATTTCAATCGAGTGTATAATGCTTGGAAGGAGCGTCAGAATTGGGTCAGATAACCAGTGTTGATGTTAATAAAGACATACTTATTGATAGCCTGAAAGCCCAGAACGCAAGGCTAAAAAAGCTCCTCCGCGAAACAGCAGAAGAGCGAGACAGATATAAATCCTTGTGGGAAACAAATCGGGTTCAAAATGAATTTTCAGAAAAGGAGCGAAAAGCAAATCGGCGATTAGAACAAGAGAAAAAGCAGGAGCGGTTGTTGTCCGGTGTAAAATCGGACGGCGTTCCAATAGCTCATGCGGCGGATTCGATTCGTTCCTATGATGAAATGTGTGTTGTACTGGATAAGCTCAAAAACACAGGACGAATGGGAATACGAAACTGGGCTATGTTCCGTTGCGGCATTTGCTTCGGTCTTAGAGCAAGCGACCTCGTTAAATTAAAATGGGGTTGGATCATGGACGACGACGGCGAGTTCAGAGACCGTATACCCGTAGTCGAGAGCAAGACATCTAAAATCAATCGGTGTTTCATTTCAGATGCGATAAAGGAAACGCTTACAGAATATCGCAAGTGGCTCGGCGGACGCAACTGTTCTCCCGATGATTACATCTTCTCAAAGAACAACGGCGGGAGACTACAGGAGCAAAGCTATTCACGATATCTCAAAAGCGCGGGAAAGGAAGCGGGGTTGCCGATACACATCTCGTCTCACACCATGAGGAAATCATTTGCCAATATAGTGCTGTGTTGTCACGACGGCGGTGCGAATGATTATGCTATGAGAGACTTACAGGGTATGCTCGGACATTCAGATGTAAGAATTACGATGAGCTACCTCAAAGACACAATCCTCAGATACGACGAAGCGAGAAAGGCGGTGTCAGATTTCGTCCTCGGAAAGACAGACATTTTGCAAAGAAATGTTTGAAAAACAAGTTGCGTAAATTATTTTCATAGTTTTTGGTAAATCAACAAAGTGAGGTGATATACTTGACTCGTAAGAACAAGAGAGCACTCGCGAGAGCTGCTCGATACATAAACGATAGGGTCGAATTTGCAAACGACATCTTAGATGACGAAGAGGATCGACTCGATGGTTGGGCGGAGAATCTGAAAGGTTCTCAAAAACACATGGACGCAGAAGACTTTGTTGAAGATGTCCGCGAACAGTTTGATATAATAACTGATGCGGTAGAAGAAATACGGTCTTTGTGCGGAATAGAAGACTAAAAAAAGAAGACTCCCCACGAAAGGGTAAAAGCGTTTGGCGACGGCTTCCCAATTCGATGAGGAGGAACGACATTCGTATGCTCTTATACTAAACACTGGCGTGTTTTTATAGGGGCATAGTCCTGCCATTGTCATTATAACACAAGGGCGGTTGAATGTCAACGAGAAAATAGGAGGAATTTATTATGCAGAAACCTAAAATTGTTTACATTGCCGTTGATGACGACGATTATGAACTTCCATTTGCTATGGGCGACACGATGCGAGAGCTCGCCGAAGAGATTGGCGTCTCTACTTGGGATATATGGAACTGCGTCAAGAATCGGGGACGCAGTACAGCGCCTTTCAATCATACATATCGTGTCGAGAAAGTTAGACTTGCCTCTGATATGGAGGACATACTCGACTTTGGCACGGACAGAGACATTTACAACATAACAATTAATGCCTATGTATAAGTCAAATTCAAAAATAATAAAAGGTCTTTCGTTTGCTCTGGTGCTGAGCATAGGAGCGTTTCTTATGGTCGGTAATGCCTTGCCGGTAGAAGCTCCGAGCGCAGAGGTAATTGAAATCGAAACTGAAAACGAATCGGTTTTGGATTTGAAAACGGAAATTGAATCCGAAAAAGAAATCGCCTCTACCACAGAGCAACAAAGACCCGCCGATTCAAAGACAAAATACGACGAAATAATTACCGAGATTGCCGAGAAGTACGGTGTCTCGGCGGCTCTTATCAAAGCAGTTATCAAAACGGAAAGTAATTTCAATCCGACTTTGATTAGCGCAACCAACGACTACGGTTTGATGCAAATCAACGCTTGTAATGTATCGTGGCTTACAGACGAACTCGGGGTTACAGATTTATTCGATCCAGCACAGAACATCGAAAGCGGCGTGTACATCCTTAGCGGGTATCTGAAGCGCTATTCACTTGCAGATGCGCTGATGGCTTACAACTGCGGTGAGGGTGGAGCAAAACGCCTATGGAAACAGGGTATTCACTCTACTCATTACACGAAGAAGGTATTGAAAAACTTGGATGAATTTGGAGGACTTTGTCAATAACCCCACGGCTAAAGCCGGGACTTGTGGAAACACGAGCCCTGATTGACTACCCTAAGTGCTTCGAGCACTACGTTACTCAAGAATGTATGTATAGGCACCGGTGGACGTTTGCCCAAATCTGCCGCTCTGCGGTGTGTGATTAAACAGCTCTGAGGGTAAGGAGCAGTGTTGCACGCAAAAACCTTGAGATAACATTGGGGATGGGTACCTTACGGCCAAAAGGCTGAGCGGCTTAATTTTTAGCCGCAATCTTGAAAAGGAGGAAGGCATCATGCCAAACAAAGTGTATGTACTCAACAAGCACGGGCGTCCGCTGATGCCCTGCTCCCCGGCAACAGCCCGTCATCTGTTAGATGACGGGAAAGCCAAAGTGAAGAAGAGGACGCCCTTTACCATCCAGCTGCTTTTTGGCAGCACCGGCTATACGCAGGAGATTATTCTCGGCGTGGATGCCGGAAGCAAAACCATCGGCCTTTCGGCTTCTACCGAAACGGAGGAACTGTTCTCCGCTGAGGTAAAGCCTCGCAACGATGTGGTAGACTTACTGTCCACCCGTCGAGAGTCTCGTCGAGCCAGAAGAAACCGCAAAACTCGCTATCGTAAGCCACGGTTCGACAACCGCGTGCGGAGCAAGCATAAGGGTTGGTTGGCTCCCTCCGTGGAGGCCAAAATCCAAGAGCATATTACTGCTATCAAAAGAGCCTGCCGCATTTTGCCTGTCAGCAAAGTGGTCGTAGAAACCGCCGAGTTTGACCCGCAGCTTATCAAAGCTGTCGAGGAAGGGAAACCCATCCCGCAAGGAGAGGACTACCAGAAGGGCGAGATGTATGGTCACTACAATATGCGCCAGTACGTCTTGTGGCGTGATGGCTATGTCTGCCAATGCTGCGGAGCGCATGCGACCCATAAGAAAGAGGTGCGGCTCCATGTGCATCATCTGGAGAGCCGGAAAACCGGAGGCGACGCTCCCAGTAATCTCATTACCCTATGTGATAACTGCCACGAGAAATTACACAAGGGCATTATCACGGCAGTGGACCTCAAGAAGCGTAAGCGCCGTTCTTCACGGGATGCCACATTCATGGGCATCATGCGGAAGACTTTGCTGCAAAGGCTGTGTGCTGAACTAACCATTCCTGTTGCCGAGACCAGAGGCTACATCACAAAGGCAACCAGAGAAAAGCTATTGGTTCTGCCCAAGAGCCATACTAACGACGCTCTGGCAATCGCGCAGGGTCCACAGGGGTTCCGCACTGGATACCTTCCAAGCATCCGACAAGCAACCCGCATTTATACCATCCGACCCGTGCGGCATCATAACCGACAGCTGCACAAAGCAACCATCCTCAAGGGTGGTGTGCGAAAAGCTAATCAGGCGGAGAAGTATGTCTACGGCCTCCGCCTCTACGACAAGGTGCTTTACAACGGTATTGAGTGCTTTGTTTGGGGCAGGCGGAGCAGCGGCTCTTTCTTGCTACGAAGGCTTGGTGGAGCAAAGGTCAAGGATGGCGTAAGCTACAAGCATTTAAAATTATTAGAGCGCAGTCAGAATTATCTGATAGCGTAAATATGAAAGGAGGCTCGCTGCTCCTCCCCATAGCTAAAGCAAGGGGTTTCCGCAGCGAAGATTTTTATGAATAGACACAAGTGTTTTGCAGACGGAGGCTCTTATTGTAAGGTGCTTACAGAAAAGCTGTGCGAATATGGCGGGTGTCGGTTCTACAAGACCGAACAGCAACTCTACAACGAAAGGCAGTTTGTAGACAGATACATACAGAAGAAATACGGAGTTAGCCGTAGGGAATATGTGAGAAGCAAATATGGCAGTGAGCTTTTGAGGTATAGGAGGAGAAGAAATGAGGAAGTCTAAGCTTCTCACTCTAATAGCTCACGAGGTTGTGCCTCGGAAATGTGTAAACAACATGGAGTTTGTCGGTTATGTTGCTCGGTGCAGTCAGTGTGGCGAACCAATAGCAATCTACTATAAACTCGACGACGAGCTGAGGGTTTCGGTTTTGCCAAGATTCAAAAGATTCGCGGAAGAAATAGAAAAGAAAATCAAAGGAGGAATTTAATGGACGAGAACAAAATGACATTATTTACGAACGAAGAGCTTGGAAATGTTAGAGCGCTTGAAATCGACGGCGAGCCGTATTTTATCGGCAAGGATGTAGCAACGGCTCTGGGATATACGAACACCCAAAAGGCTATTCGCGACCATGTTGACAACGAAGATAAGCTGACAGAACGAATCGTTCTGTCAGGTCAGAACCGCGAAGTGGTCTTTATCAACGAGTCTGGTCTTTACAGTCTTATCCTCTCAAGCAAGCTTCCGAAAGCAAAAGAGTTCAAGCATTGGATAACTGCCGAAGTTCTGCCCATTATCCGCAAGACAGGCGGCTATGTAAACGATACGAAACAGTTCGTCGATTACTACTTTGCGGACTGCAATACATATGGGCGAGAAGCTATTACGCTTATGCTCAACGAAACAAAACGAATGGCAAATCAGTTAAAAGCTCAGGCTCCGAAGGTGCTGTTCGCTGAGGCTGTAGAAAGCTCGAAGACATCTATTCCAGTCGGCGACCTTGCGAAGCTTATAAAGCAGAACGGCGTTGATATTGGACAGAATCGTCTCTTCTCGTGGCTGAGAATGAACGACTATCTGATAAAGTCGGGCGACAGAAAAAATATGCCGACGCAGAAGTCTATGGACTTAGGTCTGTTCGAGGTTAAGATATCGGCTTTCTACAGACCCGATGGCACGGTAGATATCGCGAAGACGCCGAAGGTCACAGGTAAAGGTCAGACTTATCTTATTAATAAATTTTTGTCGAGTTTGAAGGGGGCGTAAATTTAACCCAGAAGGAATTGGGTTTTGAAAGGTTAACCATGATAGACAGGTTTTATAATTTCGATTATAACAGATAATATCCTACAAATAGATGGTAGGGAACGACTGTCACTCGCCCACGCCATGTGGGTTTTCCTTCTTTTTTGCAGGTTTTGATAAGTTCAATTATAATAGATAATATCCTGCAAATTGAAGTGATCAACTCATAAGTTGACATATGCATTACTCCTTTCATGGGGACTCGCGGGATTCGCTAGATGCTACTAGTTGTGCTCGCTGTACCCCTATAAGTAATACTATTATGGTTGACCTTTTAAAGCCCAATTCCTTGCTTGATAAAATTAATTGAAAAATTCCGGACTAAAAGGAATCGGGTTTTGATTTGAAAAATGAAAATGAGAAGGGGAGATGAAATGGCTCAGGATTGGAGTGGCGATGCAAACTCTGTGTACAGAATTATCGGGGCGTCTAACCACTCAAATGAAAACAGGGCAGACGACGACTACTACGCGACTGACCCGAAAGCAGTTGAGGAGCTGCTGAAACGAGAGAAATTCTCTCACTATGTGTGGGAACCGGCTTGTGGTGGAGGACACATATCAAAAGTATTGGAGGCTCACGGCTACGACGTTCTGTCGAGTGACATTGTGGATAGGGGTTATCCGAATACATGTGTGGCGAATTTTTTGAGGACCAAACCTCATCCCACGAAGTATATATCACGCGACATTATCACGAACCCGCCGTACAAATATGCCAAGGAATTTATAGAGAAAGCCTTAAAGTTATCTATGGATTCAACTAAAATAGCTATGTTCCTCAAGGTCACATTTCTTGAGGGCAAGGCAAGACGGGAATTGTTTGATAAAGCTCCACCGAAATATGTGTATGTATTCTCCGGTAGAGTGAACTGTGCTAAGAACGGCGACTTTAGTAAAGCTGAGTCGAGCGCTGTGGCGTATGCGTGGTTTGTTTGGAAAAAGGGGTTCAAGGGTGAACCGAAAATTAGATGGATTTAAACCAAGGAGGAAATCAAATGATATTTAGTATTGTAATGATAGTTATAGCTGTGGTTCTTGCGGCTGTAGGTGCGATTTTAGCTTACAGAAAGAGAGAATACGGAGACGACGTTCCGGCGGCAATTCCTATAGTAAGTTTTGTATTGGCGATATGTCTGTTCGTACTCTCAGCTTCAGCGGCTATTGTGCCGACCGGATATACGGGAGTGAGAACGACGCTCGGTCAGATAAGCGACCAGCCTGTACATAGTGGTTTCAACTGGAAAGTGCCCATTGTTCAGGACATAAAACTCGTAAATAACAAACAGCGGGACGCGCAGTTCGGCGGTGACAAAATCTGGTCGGAGACTGAAAGCAGAACAGCAATTTACTACGCAGACGTGACCGTTACTTATCAGATTAACCCCGACAGGTCGGCGTGGATCTACGCTAATGTCTCGGATTATAAGAACTCTCTGGTGTCCGAAAACATAGTTGCTTCGGCTATTAAATCCAGTAGCAAAGTGCTTAGCGATACTGACGCGACGAACCGCTCGATAGTTGAACCGCTGATAATGAAAAATCTTCAGGCTTCTATAGACGAGAAGTACGGCGAGGATGTTGTTGCGATACTCAAAGTGACGGTAAACGACATTGACTTTAACGAGTCATATCAGGCGGCGATAGCATCAAAACAGCAGGCTCAGCTTGCGGCAGAACAGCAGGAAATCGAAAATAAAAAGGCTGTGGATAAGGCAAAGGCAGACGCAGAGGCAAAGCTTATAAAATCTAAGGCTGAAGCCGAAGCAAATGACACTCTTGAGAAGTCCCTGACGGATAAGATTCTTAAAGAAAAATACATAGAGAAGTGGGACGGAAAGCTCCCGAGTGTGATGACCGGCGACGATGGAAGTTCGATAATGATTCAAAAGTAAGGAGGGAAACGATAATGATTGACGCATTTCTTTTTAACATTCTTAATGATTGGACTGTAAGGTTTAAATCAAAAAAAACAAAAAGAGAAAGGAAGAAAAATGAAACTCTACGAACTTGATAACGAGTATCTTGACTTTATCTCCGCTATTGAAAACGGAACAATCCCAGAGGACGCTATTGAGGACACCCTTGAAATGCTCGATACGGATTATAAGGATAAGCTGGACAACACCATTTGCGCTATCAAAAATTTGACTGCCGAGGCAAAGATGATAGACGAAGAAATAAAAGCTCTGACGGCAAGGAAAAAGACAAAAGAGAACTCCGCTGATTATCTTAAAGATTATATATCTCGCTCTATGCAGTGTAGGGGTGAAACTTCTTTTGAGAGCGCAAGAAACAAGGTTGCTTTTCGCAGGTCTGAGCGTCTTGTAATTGCGGACGAAGCTGCGTTTGCGAAAAAATACCCAGAGTTCGCTACATTTACCCCAAAAATCAACTTAACCGATGTTAAGACGGCGGTCAAGTCAGGAGAATCGCTCGACGGTGCAGATATTATGGAAGTTCAGAATATTCAAATTAAGTGAGGTGTAATATGGACAATCTTGAAATTTATAATAAAGCGCGATCAGTACCCGACAGTGCGCAGAAGAAGATTGCTGCGGGGCGACTTAGAGGATTTACCGATATTAATCCGATGTGGCGCTTGGAGAAGCTGACGGAAATATTTGGTCCATGCGGACTTGGCTGGTTTACTGATGATATTAGGTATTGGCTTGAAGATGGGTCAGATGGAACTAAGACGGCTCATGTTGCGCTCAATCTCTATGTTAAAAAAGATGGTGAGTGGAGCAAACCCATCTTCGGAATCGGCGGCGCGTCGTACATATCGAACGAAAAGAGCGGGCCGAACGAAAAGAGCAGAGCCTATACCTCCGACGAATGTTTTAAGATGGCGTACACCGACGCTCTGTCCGTCGCTTGTAAGGCGTTAGGCTTCGGCGCGGATGTCTATTGGGCGGCAGGTAGAAGCAAATATAGAGCGGTCGCAGATGTTCCTGTGGCTGAGAAGTCTAAGATAGAAAAGGCTATAGACAGCATTAACAAACTCGCCAAAGAACTTGCAGACAGCGGCGTGGCGAAGAAAACGATTTCAGACACCATCAAGTCAGTTTCGGGTAGCGCGAACTACAATAAGATAACTGACTTTGAGGTAGCAACAGATGTTTACAAAGAGCTTGTAGCTCTTAGAAATAAGGAGGACTAATTTATGGTAGAGAATAATGCAACAATCATCGGCAGACTTACGGGCGACGTAGAGATAAGAACCGCCGGTAACACAGACAACAGAGTGGCGAATTTCACTGTGGCTGTTAATCGCCCCAAAAGAAAGGACGCGGAGGACGAGGCGGACTTCATTCGTGTTAGAGCGTGGAACTCGACCGCCGATTTTATCGGAAAGTATTTCGGCAAGGGTTCTAAGATAGGTGTCAGAGGCTCCATTCGTACAGACTCGTATAAGAACAAGGACGGCGAGAACAGAAGTGTGACATATGTCCTTGCTGATGAGGTCTGCTTTATCGAGTCTAAGTCAACTTCCAACGGCAGCTCTGAACCGAAAGCAAAGGCGAGCACAAAGAAAGCAAATGTTGATGTCGCTACTGACGACGACGATCTGCCGTTCTGATGAGACATATGGAAAAAATACAGCTTTTCTAAGTTGTCTTCTTTCCATCAGTGTCCGCTGCAATATTGGTATACATATATAGCCACCATGCCCGCACACGACGTAACAGTCGTTTCGACATGGATTAGGACGACGCTGACTACACCGCTTACAATGCGGCTAAGGCAGAGGCTGAAGCTAAGCAGAAAGAAGAGAACTACGACAAGAAGTACACCGCCGAGACCAGAAACGCTCTCGGCGGAAGCCCTTGCAACAGTAGTTCCCGAGGGTCTGAAGTACGACGAGCAGCATATAACCTATGCAGCCAACGCCGAGTTCGAAGAGGCGACCGGCATTGCCTACACCGTCGAGGTTTACACGATGGATGTCAACGGCAACTACGGCGCAGCAGAGACCAAGACTGTTCCCGCAACCACCGGCGCAGCCGTCTCTGTCACACCTGACGCCCGCGAGGGATTCACGGTTGCTGACAACAGCGTCCTTTCCGGCATAGTCGCAGCTGACAGCAGACTTGTTCTCAAGGTCTACTACAGCCGCAACCAGTACAAGCTTACTGTTGACGGCGTAGAGTCCATGGTTTACTATGGCGCAGCTCTTGAGATAGCCGATCCAGCTCCCAGAGAGGGCTACACCTTCACAGGTTGGAACCCCGCGGTTCCCGCTCGTGAGCAGGGAGAAAATAATGCTTTCGCACAGTACGGAAGTTTCGTTCACTCCCTGCTCGAACGCTGGGGCAAAGATGAACTTGCTGAGTATGAGTTGCTGGGTGAATATGAAGATAAGTTCTTCGACCGTGTAACTCAGGAATTTCCACCCAATAAATACACCGACTTGAGTAAGAAATATTATGACGACGGCGTACAGTTTTTTGTCAAACTTCGAGGGCGTGGATGCGAAAGAGATACTCGGTGTAGAAGAACACTTCGAGGAGCCAATTGCGGCGGCGGACGGAAGAGATAGCTTCATCATTCAGGGCTTTATAGACCTTATATACATAGACTCGGCGGGACGGTTGGTAGTTCACGACTGGAAATCAAAAGCAAAATTTAAAAACCCCGCCGAGCAGAAGAAGTATGCGAGACAGTTATACATATATTCAATTTATGTCAAGCTGAGATATGGTAAGTTTCCCGATCTACTGAGATTCCATATGTTCCGTAACAGCAAAGATGTGGATATCAAGTTCAACATTGACGACTATTACGAAGCAATAAACTGGATGCAGGAGACGGTAAAGGAAATCCGGGATTGCGGTGAGTTTGAAAGCCGACCGGATGATTTTTATTGCCAATATCTGTGCGACATGAGACTAAAATGCTGTGGGGAGACGGCAACGAAGTAGCATAAAGTAAAGGAGGTTGATGATTTATACAGGTATTAAAAAGCGATATTCAAAGAGCGAAAGAGAAATTAGGGGATAGAAATGCTGAGATTATGGTTGAGTTGCTCGGTATTACGAACTGGAACCCCTCAAGAAGAGTCGGGTGTTGCCCGAACCCCGAACACATAGACAAGAATCCGTCGTGCTCGTATAATCCCAAGACTTATTCTTTTCATTGCTTTGCGTGTGGCTTTACCTGTGACATCATAGATGCCTATATCACATCCAAGAAGTGTACTTTTCTTGAAGCGTGTGAGATGCTTTTTGATGAGGCGGGTATACAGTATTCATTCGCAGAGCGCGGAACAAAAGACAGGGCATACAAATACCCTAAGCCCAAGTATGCCGACAACAAAGAAGAGGTGTACAAATATTGGCGAAAGAGAAAAATATCACCTGAAACAATAGACTATCTGAATATACAGCAGGACGAAAAAGGAAACACCTTGTTCCAGTATTTCGACCTGAATGACGTGCTCGTAATGTGTAAAGTCCGCAAGTCACGCGCAGTGCCTCACGGTGAACTTAAGATATGGTATCTCGAAAACAGCGATTGCTGTAATGTCCTTTACAACATCAATAAAATAAATACCACTCAGCCGTTGATAATATGTACCGGCGAAGGCGACTGTGCCGCACTCATTGAGTGCGGTTTTTACAACTCCGTAAGCATTAACGGCGGCGACCAGAATACGAAGTGGATTGAAGAGTGCTGGGATTTTCTGCAAGAGTTTGACGAAATCATCCTTGTCCACGACAACGACAGAAGCGGCGAGGAATACATAAAGAAAGTTGCTCCGAGGTTGGGCGAATATCGTATCAAGGTTGCAGAAATCCCATTGTCTCACACCAATGCAGACGGCGAGAAAGTTCGCATAAAAGACATAAACGAACTGCTGTTCTTTGAGGGGAAAGAGGCGGTCAGAGATGTAATCAATAACGCGAAAGAGTCTGAGATTCCCGCGATAGTCGATTACACCGAAGTAAAGAGATTTGATATGTCGGATGTCGAGGGATTTACAACGGGCTTTGAAGATTTGGACGCTGCGCTCGGCAAGAACTATATGGGTTCTACAACGCTCATAACTGGAATAGCTTCTGCGGGTAAAAGCTCTCTGATATCGACGCTTGTATGCCGATCTATAGAGCAGGGCTATCCTTGTTTTATATACAGCGGAGAGCTTTCAAATCCGTCGTTGAAAAACTGGATTGACTTTGTTCACGCAGGACAGCGGGGGCTTGAAGAAGTGCAGGGCGAACACGGCAAGTATTACAGAATCAAGTCTGATGTGTACAGAAAAATCAATTCCTATTATCGCGGACAGCTTTACTTCTACAAAGATTCGTTCTCGCATAAGACTGAAGACCTCCTCGCGACGGCGGAGAGTGCGGTAAGAAGGCTTGGAGTAAAAACGGTATTCTTCGACAATCTCACATCTGTGGATCTGTCGTGCGACGATAACTCAAAGTGGACTAAGCAGGAAGATTTTATAAGACAAATCATTGACTTTGCAAAACGATGGAATGTGGCTTGCTTTGTGGTTATTCACCCGAAGAAAATGGAGCAGGTACGCAAGATGAGCATCTTTGACCTACAGGGTGTTGCTGCCGCTGCCAACCTTGCGCAGCGTGTTATATCGCTGTACCGAGTATCACCTAAAGATAAAAAGGGTGTTGTTGGCAGAAACGGCAAGTTTATTACGCCGCCCATGAAAGGCAGTGTTGTCCTTGAAGTTCTCAAAGACCGATATGGTAGTGCGAACAACAAGGAATTTGCTCTGTACTACGACAACCCGAGTAAGAGATTCTACACAACGCCGCAGAACCTTGCCCATGCTTATGGGTGGGAAGTCGCCGACGGCGTGACAAGTGCGGAGTTGCCTTACGGCACTCCTGCTTATGACGAAGATATGGACGAGGAGGTGTTTGGTTGACAGACAACTTAGTAATTTATCATCTACATAGTGATAACAGTCTGCTGGACAGTTGCACAGGCTACAAGCTGTATATCGACAGAGCCGCTGAACTTGGACAACCAGCTATAGCGTTCAGCGAACACGGAAAACCACTCAACTGGGTCAAGAAAAAGATGTATTGTGATGAAAAAAGAATTAAATACATTCACGGCGTTGAGATATACCTCACTGAAAGCCTTAATGAAAAGGTTAGAGACAACTACCATACGGTGCTTATAGCTCGAAACGAACAGGGTGTGAAAGAACTCAACCTTGCAGTGTCGAAATCATGCGATAAAGACCACTTTTATTATGTAAATAGATTGAGTTTTGACGAGTTTCTGAAGCTGTCCAACAACATTATCACGACGAGCGCGTGTCTTGCAAGTCCTCTAAATAAGCTTCCCATAGACCATCCGATATACGAGAAGCTTGTTAAGCGATATGACTTCCTTGAGATACAGGCGCATGACTGTCAGGAGCAGAGAGACTTTAATGTGCATTTGGCGGAGCTTGCGAAGAAGTACAGTAAACCGCTGATAGCAGGAACCGATACTCACTCGCTTGACAAATATAAAGCCGAGTGCCGCAAGATATTGCTTAAATATAAAAACAAGTCCTACGGCGACGAAGATACATACGACCTCACATATAAGTCCCGTGAAGAGTTGGATGCTGCATTTGCAAGGCAGGGCGTTCTACCTCCCGAGCTTTACAGACAGGCTATGGACAACACGCTTGTAATGGCTGATATGGTAGAGCCGTTCGAGCTTGATACATCTATTAAATACCCGATACTGTACGGGTCGGCTGAAGAGGATAGCCGAATAGAAGCTGAGCGTGTTGACCGAATGTTCAAAGAGAAGCTTGAGACGGGGGTTATACCGCCCGAGCAGGAAGAGGGGTTTAGGTCAGCGTTAGTGGAAGAGAGACGAGTTTTTGAGAAACTTGGTATGAGTGGTTTTATGCTCTGTATGAGCGAGTTGATATGTTGGTGCAAAGAAAATGATGTACCGGTTGGTCCCGGGCGAGGTTCTGCGGGTGGTTCGAGAACCGCTTTTGTTACAGATATAATTGACTGCAATCCGGAGCAGTGGCATACGGTATTCTCTCGTTTTGCAAACGAAGATAGGAAAGAAATTGGGGACATCGACGTCGATGTTAAGAAGACCGACCAACCCAAAGTCTTTAATTACATATATAAGCGTTTCGGGGCTCGTAAGACGTCGAGAGTCCCGTCGTTCGGAACTTTACAGAAAAGCGCTGTTATAAAATGTGTCGGCAACGCTCTCGCAAAATATTGGGAAGAAGAGAGAACCGGCAAACCTTTTAAACCCGCTGATAAATTTTCGCCAGACAATCCGTATTCTCTGTCTAATGTGGATAAGATTGCAAGTCAGTTCGCGACGGATGAGGGCGGTACAAGGACTAAATTTCCTAAACTTTTTTACTATTACGACGGGCTTTTAGATACGAAAGTTTCTCAGTCAATTCATGCTGCGGGTATAGTAATCAGTCCGTTAACCCTCGATGATACATATGGGGTCTTCGATAAGGACGGCGACCCGTGCCTTTTTATAGATATGGACGAATTGCACGAAGTCGGAGCGGCAAAGTTTGATTTTCTCCCGCTTAGTAATGTTGGAATTATTAGCGATACCTGTAAACTCGCGGGTATACATTATCCGCGTATGAATGAGATTAATTTTGACGACCAAGCAGTATGGAAAGATATGCTAAGAAGTCCCGTAGGAATTTTTCAGATGGAATCATCTTTTGCGTTCTCACTGTTAAAGACGTTTGAGCCCCATTCAATTTTTGATATGGCTTTGGTGACAGCCGCTATTCGACCGTCGGGAGCTTCGTATAGAGATAGGCTAATGAAAAAGATTCCTAATAAAAACCCGTCAAAGGAAATAGACGAGCTCCTTAAGAATAACTTAGGGTATCTAATATTTCAGGAGGATATTATAGCATTTCTTCAGCAAATGTGTGGGTTGTCAGGTAGTGAGGCTGATAATGTTAGACGAGCTATAGGGCGTAAAGACGCCGAGAGGTTAGAGAAAGCAATACCAAAGATACTTAACGGGTATTGTGAGCATTCGAGTAAACCAAGAAAAGAAGCAGAAGAGGATGCGAAGGCTTTCTTAAAGGTAATCGAGGACGCATCTGAGTACAGTTTTGGTTACAACCACGCTGTAGAATATTGTCTTACGGGGTATTTGTGTGCATATCTTCGCAAATATTATCCCTGTGAATTTATTACGACTTATCTGAACAGAGCTGCCAAAGAAGAGGATGTCGTCAACGGTACTACGCTTGCCGCCGAATATGGATTTAAGGTAACACCTCCTCGTTTCGGCGCGTCGAGAGATGTCTTCTATTTTAACAAGGAGAAAAAAGAAATAGCAAAGGGGTTGACGAGTGTTAAGTATATGTCCGCTGCTCTTGCAAATGAGCTGTATGACATATACGACGAGGTAAAAGGAAAATCGTTTATGGAGGTTCTTAAGGCTCTCTCGAAGACCTCTATTGATACGCGACAGCTCGATATCCTAATTAAAATTGGCTATTTTGAAGAGTTTGGAAATATGGGAGAGCTGCTGAAGCTTGTACAGGTGTACTCGTTCTTTAAGAACGGAACTGCAAAATCTGTTAGCAAGTCCAAGGTTGTAGGTTTCCTTACGGATATCATCTCAGATTATGCGACGGATAAGGGCGTTAAGGGGAATGAGCTTAAGTCTTACACAATAACCGACATGGACGGGCTTTTAGCTGCCTGTGAAGAGCAAATCAGAAAATCAGATGTTCCGGACTTAACCCTTAAAGTCAAAATACAGAATAGTATCGAGTATCTTGGCTATGTTGGTATTCAGACCGGACTGCCCGAAGACAGGAGAAAGCTTTTGATAACAGAAGTATTCCCCATGCGTGGGCAGAACGGTGTGCCGTGGGGATATAAAGTGAATACGCAGAGTCTGGGTACAGGTAAGCAGTCGTCGTTGACGATACCGGCGAGAATATATGCCGAGAATCAGGTAGCGAAGGGTGATATCGTGTATGCCGACAACTGCTACAAGAATCCGAAAGGATATTGGTATCTTAATTCCTATAGAAAGATATGAGGTGACGACTATGGATTGGAGGGGACGAAAATATTACGCGGTTAGCTTCTCCCCGGAGGCATTAGACATGAGGATTCAGTTTATTAAACTTATAGGCTCGGGTGTTAAAGTTCGTTTTAGCACTGATGTGCCGCGACAGAAAGATGAGCTTGAAGAACGAGGTCGTTATCAATGTCTAATAGGATGCCGTTTTGACCAAAGTGAGACAGTAGAGTATGAACTCAGAAAAGCTAAACGCAATGATTACTATTGTTCTTGGAGAGAGATTAAGGAGGCAAAAAAATGAAGGAGATAGTAGCCAATAGGATTAAAGCTATAAAGGAATATCTGAAGCAAGTACAGGAAGAATTGAAGGTACTTAATAATGCATGATTATGAAGATGCGCTTCGTGAGGTATTGAATCGAGTTTATCGAAACACAGATGATTGTGAAATGCGTATTTCAAAAGATTGCTACAAGTTAATCAGAGAAGCTCTCGAAAAGCAGATACCAAAGATGCCGATAAACGAAGAGTACTATTACATATGCCCTTGTTGCCGAGGCGACTTGGGTGTTTCGGATGATGATATTTTTATCTATGAACTTTCGATGCCTAAATATTGCAGTAATTGCGGATGTGTGCTTGACTGGGCGGAGGTAAAGAATGAGTGATTATATTGACCGTGATGAACTGATAGAACATATTAAAGATTTGCCGACATGGTGGGGAGACGACTCTGTGGGATGTGCGTTTTACCTAACAAGAGCAATAACAAGTATTGAGAACGCTCCTGCCGCAGATGTACAAGAAATTAAACACGGCGAATGGATTGAGAGTGGCTATTACGATATTCCTTGCGTATGTTCATGTTGCGGAGCGGAAGCGCAATATACAAGCACCTTTAAAGAAACATTTGACTATGACTGGGAAGAAAACTTATGCCCTACAGGGTACAAAGAAATAAGAGAATATATTAAAACACCGTTTTGCTCTAACTGCGGCGCAAAAATGGACGGAGGCAAAAAATGAGCTTAGGAAGCGATTATTTAGCTGAATATGCGTTTGAGCGGGATTATCCACACGGGGTCAACGGCGACGAGTGGAGAGATGCTTGTGGCGCAGTACACAAGCTTAAAGATATGTCGGAGTCATATATTAAAAATGTGATGAGGTTTATCGGCAAAGATGACGACTTTTGGTATGCGTGTGAGGCTGAGCTAAATAGGAGACTGGACTATGACAGACATTAATGTGGTAAAAGAAAGAGTGATTGAAGAATTAAAAAAGCAGGGTATAGATGTGTACTTCATCGACTTCTATGTTGACGACGGCGGCGAGCCGTATTTTGTTTATACCTTCGACGAGTTGATGATAGAAGAAGCGACTGAGTATTATAAAAACAATTGGATAATCGAAGGTGCATTTGACGATTGGTCTTTTTGGTATGCAGATGAACCGGACGATTGGCTTGTCGCAGATATATGTGACACAATCAAACACAGAATAGGAGGTAATAACAATGCGTGAAAACAAATACACACCGGAAGACTTAAAGACGATGCAATCGTGGTCGCTTGAAAGAAAGATACAGGTCACGCAAACGAGGCTCATTGAATGGTACCAAAAGTTCGGAGGCAAGGTGTATGTCAGCTTTAGCGGAGGCAAGGACAGCACGGTACTGTTGCATATAGCCCGACAGCTTTATCCTGACATAGAAGCTGTGTTTGTAGACACGGGTCTTGAGTACCCTGAAATCAGGGACTTTGTTAAGACAGTCGATAATGTGACTTGGTTGCGACCTGAGATGAATTTCAAGAAGGTAATCGGGACATACGGCTATCCGCTCATCAGCAAAGATGTCGCAAAACAAATAAGTGCTGCGCGGCGGGGAGCAAAAAACGCCATACTTGCGTTCGACGGAAAAGATGTAGCCGGAAACGAAACAGAATATCGCAAACGGTATAAAAAATGGAAGCCTTTATACCAAAGCGATATTCCGATTTCGGAAAAGTGTTGCGAGATAATGAAAAAGAAGCCTGCTAAAAAGTACGAGAAAGAAACAGGCAGAAAACCCATTCTTGCAACAATGGCAGAGGAAAGCATATTGCGAAAGAATACTTGGTTGCAAAACGGGTGCAACGCGTTTGATAGCACACGACCTATATCACAGCCCATGTCGTTTTGGACGGAGCAGGATGTGCTTGAGTATTTACGCAGATATAAAGTGCCTTACGCCTCTGTTTATGGTGATATCGTTGAAGAAAACGGCAAGCTTAAAACCGCAGGGTGCAACCGCACGGGGTGTGTTTTCTGCGGATTTGGTGCGCACCTTGAAAAAGAGCCAACAAGGTTTCAGGGGCTCAAGGAAACACACCCGAAATTATATAATTACTGCTTAAACGGCGGAGAGTACGACGATGAGGGTTTGTGGAAGCCCACGAAAGACGGGCTTGGTATGCGTCATGTGTTCGACGAGTTAAACCGAATGTATGGCGACGGATTTATAAAATATGAATAAGGAGCGTGAAGATAATGGCTGAATATATAGAGCGTGAGGCAGTGATTGATGAAATTGAAGGCGCAACTTGGTATCACATAAGTTGTCAAAAAAATTTAGTTGAAGGAGCTGCGTGTGAAGCTGATGCACTTTATAAAGCCACAGACATTTACAATATTATAAAGTCAGCACCAATCGCCGATGTGGTTGAGGTTGTCAGATGTAAGGACTGTAAGTATTGGCAAGACAACAACGATGGATACCCTCATCAAGAGTGCCGATGGGGTAATTATGAAACTCCTGACCCTGATGATTATTACAGTTACGGAGAATTGAAAGATGGTGACACGGAATGAAAGCAGAGAACAGAATAAGATTCGAAAGGATAACAGGTCAGATTGAAGGTTTGTCCTTTTGCATTGAAAACAAGGAAATATCAGGAGCACTGCTTGACATAGCCGAAACAATCGACAGCGTTATCAAAAGCGAAAGTGAGGACGGAGGGAATAACAATGGCTAATGCAGATAGATGTGTATGTTGTGGGGAGATAGTCCCCGAAGGTCGGCAGATTTGCCCGTCGTGCGCGGCGGCATACATAACGACGAGAGATATGGGTAACGGAAGGAATCCCGACAGAATAGACGGCTTTCTTGAAACGCTTGGTCGGGCGTGGAAGAGGGTTCCCGATTGGAGGTTCTTTCAGCTGATATGCAACATCCAAAGAGCAATGCACTCTGATGGATTTTATTTAGAGGACGGTGACTCCGAGCAGTTTATTAAGGAGATGTTTAAGTGAAAAAAGAGTTTAATGAGTGTGTCGGATGTCCGCCCGAACTTGGGTGTTTCGGTGACTCGTGTCCACATAGGCGTGTTACTCGATACTTCTGCGACAAGTGCGGTGAAGAGGAGACACTTTATTATGTGGACGGCGACGAGCTGTGTGCAGAGTGTGTGCTGGACGGGCTTGATATTGTCGAGGGTTCGGACGAATAGAGAGGAGAGGTTCAATGATAAAAATTGAGAACACTGAAGTAATGGGTTTGGAGGCGGCTATTAGAGGTATGCGCAATCCGATGAATTCTTGGGAGAAGAGTGATAGCGGACATTGTTTTACACATGGACCCGCACATTGTTCAGACTGTATGTACGTTGATAAAGGTTGCAACGCCTCTGATACGGATCTTGATACTCGATATATTATTGGCTCCAACGACCTTGATTTAATGAGACGCCTCCGTAATGCTGGTACAGACCATCGCAAGTTTATGAGAATGATTACCGTATATACGGATATTACGGCTCCGCTCTACTGGTGGTCTGAATATGACACATACAAGGTTGGAACGGTCGCAAACTCATGTTCCAAAATGCACAAACTACTTTATAAACCGTTTGAAATGTCCGATTTCAGCTTTGACAAGCTGCCGGGATATAAAAACGAAATTAAGCAGTTTCGTCCAGAAGTCGATGTTGAAGCGGAGATTTGGAGAAGAATTGATTATAATTATGATGTAAGTAATCAGGGGCGAGTAAGGCACGGCTCAAGGGTTCTTTCTGGAAGTGTCCATAACGACGATTATATTTTTGTAAGCTTACACGGAAAGCAACGTCCGGTTCATCGTCTTGTTGCAGAGGCGTTTATCTCAAACCCAGAGAATAAACCGGAAGTTAACCATATAGACGGGAATAAAATGAATAATGTTGCAAGTAATCTCGAATGGGCTACAAGATCCGAAAACCAGAAACACGCTGTGCAGAACGGCTTGCAGCCGAAAGCCACCAAAACATATCAGGGGAAGTTTACAGCCGAACAACGCGAGGTAATTAAGCGCGTTTGGGATTCGGGAGCGTTGAGCAAACGGGAACTCGGAAAGAAATTTGGCGTTTCGCATACCTGTATAAATGACATTATTAACGACAAATACAAGTATGCAGAAGCGGTGAATGTGTTTGAGGAAGTCGCGAGACCGTTGGTAGATACGCTGAACGAGCTGCGAGACTCCTACTTCACTTGTGAAAACGAATTAGGGCAAAAACAGATCTGGTATTCGATTTTGCAACTACTTCCGGAAAGCTACAACCAGCGCCGTACTATAATGTTGAACTATGAGGTTCTGGCGAACATGTATAAGTCTCGTCGCAATCATAAGTTAAATGAGTGGCATACCTTCTGCGACTGGATTGAGGGGCTGCCTTATTCGGAGCTGATTACTGGAAAGGAGAAAAATGATGAAAGTATCTGAGATTTGCAAGATCGTGAATGATTGCGATAGAGCCCGTGATATTTTGCGCCGAGATAAGCACAAGCTAATTGACTCAGAAATTCAGGAAATCTGTAACCTGCTATGGGATTACAGAGAAGAACTTATGGAGAAAGAAGTTAAGATATTTGTAAAGAGTGTTATCAGAAACTACTTTTCAAATCATCAGTAAAGGAGAAAGTAAATGATAAATATGACAATTGCTGAGCTGAAGAGGCTCATATCGGATCTTCCTGACAATATGCCGGTAATTATACCAGATGATTGCGATCGTATATTTGGATTCCGCTTCGTTCGTGTTGCGGGTATACTTTCTTGCGACGGCAAAGAACACCGAACGGCTCTTTGCTTGGATACCGCTAACGATCAGGATATCACCGATCGAGTGTATTTTTCGGGAAGAGATGTTAACGTAGAAAAGATTCTTTTTGGTCAGTCTAAATACGACCAGAGAAAGGAGAACTAAATGAAATTCGTAGTTGATGAACTTCCGTATTATGAGGAGCTTTGCCTTTTTTGGACGATGTGCTACGATAATGCAAGCAATAGTCTTGTTCATAATGCGGGCGAGGACGAGGAGGTCTGATATGGACGCAGTGGATTACCTTAAGACAAAAGAACGAATGTGTGGAAAGTCATCTGGTTGCTCCATGTGTCCGCTTGCTATGGGCGAACCCTTTGGCTGTGAAACCGTTGAATCCCAGCGTCCCGAAGAGGCTGTCGAGATAGTTGAAAAGTGGAGCGTAGAACACCCGGTAGAGACATACATGAGTGACTTCCTCAAGAAGTTCCCGAACGCGATATTTAACAATGATGGCTATCCCTCTGACTGCGTGAGATACCTTTACGGCAACGACCATACTCCACTCGGCGACCGTGGGTGCGTTGGTGTTTCTTGCTCAACTTGTTGGAATAGACCTATAAAGAAAGAGAAGTGTAGATATTATAAGGCTGAACACGGAGCAAAAGTGTGCATCGGTCAAAAGGGTGAGCCGTCGTGTAAGTGTGGCGGCGACGTGAATTGCTGTGAGAGAGACTAAAAGGAGAAGATAAATGGGTTATTACTTTAACAGAGAAGATATTTTAAATGGCGCAAAAGACTGCGTTTGCAGGAGCAGGGAGGCGGAATACAGCTCGCCTGAGAACAGCTTTACCGCGATAGCAAATTTGTGGACGAGCTATCTCGATGCGGCGTTCCCGGACGAAAAGGTTTTGCTGACCTGTAAAGATGTCGCCGCTATGATGGTGCTTTTTAAAATGGCAAGGGTGGCGACCGGTAGAGGCAAGGCTGATAACTGGATAGACGCGGCGGGGTATGCGGCGTGTGGTGGTGAGACCGAGAAGATAATTCGACCTGACACAGAAGTCTCGAAGGACACTGACTGTGGGATGGTTGTATGAGAAAGAAAGAGCTAAAACGGGAGCTAAATTCTCTACGCACCGACCTCGAAGCCGCTAAGAGCAATGCTGATTTTTGGAAGGGATATGCGGAGTTCAGTCAAGAAAAATTAGAAGATAACAAACAACTCCGTGAGGAGAACTTAAGACTAAACAAGCTGCTCGTAGAGGTGACAAGTGACCTTAACGCACTTCGCCGAAGTAGTGGATTCGCTCATGCTTACTGCGCTTACGATGAGTGGTTAGACAAAGAATACTGTGACCGTTGCAGAGAGAACGGATATAACGATTGGAAATGGAGAGGAGTTTTAAAAAATGAAGAGAATCATTGACGAGATATTTGACTGGATTACAGCGATAGATGAGGCGATAGAAATAACTGCCAAAAATGAGGCTCATAGCGACCACAAAGGTGACGAGCCACAGATACATAAGTGTCCCGCAGACTGCAAGGGAGCACCCGGTGCCAACTGGCACTCAATAGAAACTGTCAGCGACCTACCTGAGTACAGCGGAAAGTTCGTCGTAACGACTGAGGAGTTCTTCTATTCAATTAACTGTATGCACTCGGGACCCCGCAACGAGAGAGCGACCGTTACAGCGTGGTACGACGCCGACTCGATGACTTGGGAGATTGACGGCGTGGACGAACCTATAGACGCAGTTGAGGGTGGAAGTGTTGACGGTGTGCTCACCTTTGTGGTGGCGTGGCAGATACTTCCTGAGCCTTACGAGGAGGACTGATGGGATGATTAATATTCTTAGAAATGGAGCAAGCAAAACACTTGAGTTTAAGTGTTCGACCTGCGGGTGCGTTTTTGAAGCAGACATAAATAGCTATGTTCTGACGGGAGAGGAGATTGTTCGTGAGTCATACGATGGGGCGCACAAAGTTGTTGTGTATGCACCTTATACAATGTCAAAATGCCCGTGCTGCGGACGAGTAGCATACGAGGCTTAACTTATATATACGGAGGTTTACAAAACATGAAAGTAATACTTTATACGACGCATTGCCCTAAATGCAATGTACTGACGACCAAACTGAAATCGAAGGGAGTGGACTACGAAGAAATTACCGATGTGGATGTTATGAGAGACAAGGGTTTTATGTCGGCTCCTATGCTTGAGGTTGACGGAAAGACAATGACTTTCGTCGAAGCAATTAAATGGGTTAACGAGGTGGTGTGATATATGAAGTTCAATATAGATAGTCTCGATAGAAGTTTTGTAATTGAATATAATCGTCTGCAAAATGCTTACCCAGAGAGGCTGAGCGAGCTCAATGGGTTTGGAGATAAACAGCTCAACTATACCGATTTCATCGACAATTTTGTTGATAAGCAAACCATAGCAGACGCGAGTATAGATGGCAACGCGAATGTTGCACACAAGGATATTGTTTCGCTCATAAACGAAATGTCAAAGCCCCATTCAAAACTTTTGGCGTTCAACAAGATATTTCATGAGCTGACTAAGAAGTATGGACACGAGGATGCCACTGAGTGGCTGAAGGGCGAGTGGGACGGACACTTTTATCTGCACGACGCTCATAGCTCGTCTTGGGTTCCGTATTGCTTCGCTTATGATATAGACGAACTGGTGAAGCGCGGGCTCTATTTCATAGATAACTTTAATGCGGCTCCGCCTCAGCACCTCAATACATATACTGATTTTGTCAGCGAATTTGTGTCGTGGACGTGCAATAGGTCTTCAGGCGCGGTTGGGCTTCCGAGTTTTCTCGTTTATTCGTATTACTTCTGGAAGAAAGATTGCGACGAAGGTTACTTTGTAAAGTCTCCCGAATATTACAGAGACCAGTCTTTTCAGGAGATAATTTATCGACTTAATCAGCCCTATCTGAGGGGCGGAATCCAGTCGGCTTTTACCAACTTTTCGATATTTGATAAGCCATATCTTGAAGCGCTCTTCGGCGGTAAAGAGTTTCCCGACGGCACATTCATTATAGATTATATCGACGAGATTAAAGAATATCAGAAGGCGTTTATGAAAGTGCTTTCAGATACAAGAAGAGAGAACCTTATGACATTTCCGGTTGTTTCGTTCGCTCTTCTCAGACAGAACGGCAAGTTCGTAGATGAGGATTTTGCAAAGTGGTGTTGCCGTCATAACATGAAGTGGGCGGATAGCAACATTTTCGTATCAGAGGATGTTACAAGCTTGAGTAACTGCTGTCGCCTGAAAAGCAACATAAAGGAGCTTGGCTACTTCAACAGCATCGGCGGGTCGGCGCTTGAGGTTGGATCTATTAAGGTAAACACAATAAACCTTGCCCGTCTTGCTTACGAAACAACATCAGAGGAAGAGTATCTTGAAGCTCTTAAGGGTCGAGTAATTACCTGTGCAAAAACTCTTGATGTTATTAGAGATATTATGAAACGAAACACAGAAAAGGGGTTGCTTCCCAACTACGCGCTCGGTATTATCAACATGAAGTCGCAGTACAACACCGTCGGCATTATTGGTGTATACGAAGCGTTGCAGAAGTTTGGCTACACCTATCACGACGAGTTCGGCAATACATATTATAAAGACGAGGGCGTAGAGTTCGCCAAGAAGATACTTGCGACAATCACCGAGATTAAAGACGAGTTCGTCAAGGACAAGGACTACATGATGAACATCGAACAGGTTCCCGGAGAGAGAGCTGCGGCTGTTCTTATGGAAAAAGACAAGCTATTCTTTCCCGATGAGAAATACGACCTTCCTCTGTACGGCAACCAGTGGATTCCGCTCGGCATAAAGACAACCATAGCTGAAAAGGTTAGAGTGAGTGCTATTCTTGACAAGGCTTGTTCAGGCGGCAGTATAGTACATATTAACATCAGTTCTCCATTCAACAGTTTCGATGAAGCTTGGTATATGATGAACTATGTGGCGGATGCGGGTGTTAACTACTTTGCCTTTAATCTTCGTATATCGGCTTGTGACAACAATCATGGATTCTTCGGAGATACTTGTCCCGAGTGTGGACACCCCGTTGAGACGACATATCAGCGTATAGTTGGCTTCCTTACGCCTACTAAGACCTATTCTGAGGCTCGTAAGAAAGAGTTCGCTATGCGCGACTGGTTCGACCTTAACAATATAGGAGAACTTTAATGCGAGTAAAAGCAATCGAAGTAGAGGCGTTTGGGGACTATAAATATCCTGCAATGCTCATAGGTGCTAACGGTTGCGACTGGAAATGCGAGAGAGATTGCGGGGAGAAGCTGTGTCAAAACTCTTCCCTCGCAACTTCTCCCACTATCGAGGTTGCTCCGTATAGACTGTTTGAGCTTTATCAGTCGAGCACTGTGACGAAAGCAGTTGTGTTTGGCGGGTTGGAACCCATGCTTCAAATAGAAGAGGTTCTTGAAGTTATTGATTATTTTCGTCAGCGCACAGACGACCCTATCATAATTTACACGGGGTATGCGTCCGATGAAATTGAACCTAAACTAAACGAGCTCAGACGATACAAAAACATTATCGTAAAGTTCGGACGGTTTATCCCAAACCAAGAGCCACACAAAGACGATGTTCTTGGGGTGATGTTGGCAAGCAACAACCAGTATGCGGAGAAGATAAGTTAAGGAGGTAATATGGAAGACAGACTTACAATTAAGTTTGAATTAAAGGACGAGAACGGCTTCACTTACACGTCGTCGTCGGAGTTTCAAGTGTACAGCGAACTCGGCGAAAAGATTGTTGACCTGATAGGGCAGTATCTTAATACTTTCCTTGTGCAGTGTGGTTATCCGAGACGAGACAATATTTTTATGGAGTCTCTTACAGACGACGAGCTTGAGGCGGTAGCGTACTTTCTTGAGGATTATAGACTGGCTAAGAAGAATAAGGAGAAGAATAATGAAGAAGATTAAAATAAAGTATCATGACGCGAATATGGAGCGTCTTCAGAAAATATCACAGGGTGACTGGATAGATCTCAGAGCTGCTGAAACTGTAGAACTTAAGAGGGGAGAGTTTAAGATTATATCCCTCGGCGTATCTATGAAGCTTCCCGACGGTTACGAGGCTCATGTTGTACCGAGAAGCAGTACATACAAGAACTTCAAGGTCATACAGGCTAACAGCATGGGAATTATAGATAACAGCTACAGCGGTGACAACGATGTGTGGATGTTCCCTGCGATAGCTCTTGAAGATACAAAAATTGAAAAGGGTGACAGAATATGCCAGTTTCGCATAGTGAAGTCTATGCCTAAAGTGCGTCTCGACGAAGTAGACCATCTCGACGATCAGTCCAGAGGCGGGTTTGGCTCTACGGGAGTGAAGTAATGAAGAATAACAAGCTTTTGTTTTATGTCTTGTCGTTCACTTGGGGTTTGCCTATGACGCTTGTCGGCGTGGTCGCCGCCGCAGTTATGCTGTTGCTCTTCAGGAAGCCGGAGCTGTGTGGCTATTGTATAAGGTTTAGGATTGGCAACGGCTGGGGCGGTGTGTCGCTTGGACTAACGATAATTACAGACAACCAGTCAGAGAGCGAGATTACATACCACGAGCACGGTCATGCGATTCAGAACACGCTCTACGGTTTCTTTATGCCGATTCTCGTATGTATTCCCTCGATGATACGATATTGGCATAGAGAATACCTTGTGCGGATAAAAGGGTATAGATATAGCTCTTTACCCGCTTACGACGACGCATGGTATGAGGGACAGGCGACCAGATGGGGCACAGAATTTATGGCGAGACACAAGTGACTATAAAAGACCAAAAAGATACTGTATAAATTTTGCCTTATACTAATATAATATATAAAAACAGACATTGACTAACTATAAAAAAGGTGGTAAAATATGTTATGCGAGAAGGCGTGTGCTTAATGTTCGCTAATCAGAAAGGGTATAATGAATATTTAAGAAAAAAATGGAGAGTTAGAAAAGTGAAAAAGTATGAAAATTTGAGAGGAGCAAGCGCTGACGAAATTTTACGCGCGTGCAATCAGGAAGCAACAATTCCAATTGATTTATCTGAAATTTTAAAATCGTATGAAGTATCTGCGTTGCCAATTGATTTTACTAAAGTCCAAGAAAAATTGTGTGATAAAACGAAAACAGAAATATTGGGTGCAATAATAACAAATGAAAAAGGAATAGCAATTTTTTATAACTCAGAGATGAAAGGAAATAATCATCGGACAAGATTTACCATAGCACACGAGCTTGCGCATTATTGTTTGTCTAATGATTCTTCTCCTCATATTGAATTTAGGACAAACGATCTCACCGAGGACGAGATTGCAGCAAATACATTTGCCGGTGAATTACTAATCCCACGAAAATCGTTGGAGACGGCAATGAGCGAACTGCTTGTTCCAACAGTAAGCGCGCTCGCGGATATATTTGATGTTTCCGTAAATGTGATGTCAGAGCGGATAAAATTCTTAGGACTAAGTGGTGAGGTAGCACAATAATTATTTAGGAGAGTTTATAATGCCTAAAACGCCGGATTTCTACAACCCCTTAATCGAAGAATTAGAGAGTTATGTGCCAGACTCTTTGACAACGTGTTTACCAAAGGAGTCACAGAACTCCTTTAGGGACAAGGTAAATGGCTATAACTCAAGAGTCCTAAAACAATACATAAAGACTGAAGAGGCTCACCTGATAATGCAGAAAAAATTGCGATTATCATTGCTGTGGGTGTATTCTTGCAAATAATAGCCTTTAACGTCATTATGTTTTTTGTCGTACTTAAAGACTTTGATGCAGCCCAATACGAGTTGATGTTGGACTTTTTAAAGTATTACATCGGCGCAGTCGTAGTAGAGCTCTTGGGCTTGTGTGCATTTATTGTTAGGAGCGTTTATAAGACGACGATTGGGCAGCTGGCTGAGCACATTATAAAACAGCACAACAACACGAAGCAATAAAGTTTTTTTTGTTGCTTAAGAACCTCTTGGTTCCTATACACCTATTAGAGGCGGTTTTGCTTAGGCAGAGCCGCTTCTGTCCTATAAAAGGTATTGACAATATATTTCTATAAGTTATAATTAGCTTGTGGATAAAACAAACGGTAAGGAGGAGCTTTATGACTTTAGAGAAGTATTTCGAAAAGACTGGCAAAATTTATGGCGTTTCAAGTAAGTTTGATTTCGGTGAGTGGCATCACCGATTAGCCGAGTTTGACAGCTTAGAAGAAGCTTATAAGTGGCTTAACACTGAAGAGGGCGACTTCCGCACAAGAGAGATTGGGTCGAAGACTCACATTGCTAAGATTGCCGGTATAACCCCTCAAAAGTTAGACGAAGAACTAAAGCCTTATTTTATGAGATAATTTAGGTAAAAAACGCGGGTAGGGAGAAATCCCTACCCGCGTTTTTTACTTAGCCTTCTTCGTTCTCGTTTGCGTCTTCGTCAGGTTTTACTTCACTCTGTTCTTTAGCATTGCCCTGAGCATGAAGAAACTCGTCCGCCGCCTGAGCTGCCGCAGTGAAGCTGTTATTCTTCCAGTAGCTGACGACGCCAGTTACGATGGCGAGCACGACACTGACTATTGCGTACAGCTGATTCTCATCAAAACTGATGCCCGCAACGCCAAATGCGCCGAGTGTGAGGTTGACAAGAGAGCCTACCATAAGAATAAGGCGAACCCAAGTACCAACCGACACATTACTAAGATTCTCAATAATGTCTTTGAATTTTTGCATAATCTTACCTCCCGAATATAAATGCGATAAAGGCTGTCATAGCAGCACCGATAAGAGCAGACACAATGGTCTCCCAACGCTTGCTGGGGCGGTCTTTTAAATCGTCTATTGCTTGCTGAAGCTTTCCGAGGGTTTCAATAACCGTGTTAAGCTTAGAAGTAACAACGCTCTGAGTTTTATCTATATCGTCAACCTCTTTATCAAGAGTGGTGTACTCTTTTTCAAGCACCTCGACGCGCCTTTTAAGGTTCTTTATCTCTGTCTCTAAGGCGTCCATACTGATTGCCATTACGATACCTCCTTAAGATATTTAACGGCAACCCATGACATGATATCCGAAAGCAGAGCCTCCTTCACGCCACTGTTTGTTTGAATTTTTGAGACCTTGTGTTTTGTGGGCGCGAGCTGAGCTTTAGGCACAGCCTTACCTCTCGTATTAGAGAGTCCGCCGTAAACTGCCCCAGTCTTAATTGTTACTGTGGAGCCTACGCCTATTTTTTTTGACGCACTCTTAACCAACGAAAGGTCTGCCGCGTACACCCATGAGTTAATCTCCTTAAGCAAAACTTTGTTTCCACTCACAGACTTAACTGTGTGTTTACGGAGCTTAACCCACACAGGAATACTCTGTCCTGTGGCATACTTCTTGCCCGTAATCTTAACGATATCTCCCGCCTTTATGGCAGAAGCGGGCTGGGTAGGGGTGGATGGCGTTGTCGGCGTAACAGCTGGCGCACTCGCTGCTCTCTTCTTAAGTTTATATACAGAGGCAACCGCGTCGGCTATTGCAATACCGCACTGTTTCTGCCCAGATGCGTTCTCAACGTGTTTACGGTCAGAGGCTGTATCAATAAAAACGGTCTCGACGAGGAGGCTTTGACATTTGACCTCTCTAACGAAACCAAAGTAGTTTGTGTTATTTTGTACCTTAACTTTTGCGCCACGATTCGGGATGCCGAACTTTGTAGCAATACTCTTACTAATCGCACCGGCTATTGTCTTACCGGCGTTGTTGCCTACTTTATAGTAAACCTCAGAGCCCGTGCCGTGTGCGGCGTTAAGATGTATCTCTATAGCAAGGTCATACTTGCCAGCGTTTATAGTCTTAATACGACTATAAAGACTCTTGTCTGCGTCGTAATTTATCAGCGTTACATTACAGCCGTACTCACGAAGAGCTGCCGCCGCGTACTTACCGATTTCTCGACCTATCTTAAATTCTTGAAAACCGCCACCACACGCTCCGCTGTCGTAGCCGCCCCTTTCATTTTTACCGTGTCCGATAGACATAGCTATGTTCATATTTAATCCTCTCTTTCTATGCCATCTCAAAATTATTTATCTTTAGGCGCGAATATCTTCCCGTAGACAATAGGTGATTTAACAATAAATTTATCGTTCCCCGCTAAAACCTGTATGGCTATCTCGCCGTCTTTCTTTGTTAAAATAGAAGGAACGATATATGATAAAAACTCGTCATCTACTTTAATATCACTAACACTTTTTACAGTGTCGCCCACAAGAAAATCTATAGAATAAAAGTCCGCGCCTTGTAAATCTGGTGTGAGTTGAAAAATAAGCTTAGTCGCCTCATTTTCTCCGACATAACCCATATTAAAGCGAGAGCTTCTCCATAAATCAATTATTACTTCTCGCATTAGCTCAATTCCTCAAAATAAATGCCCACAAGCTGCGATGGAAGATACTGCAAGATAGTGCCTTGACCGTTGCTGTCGTCGCGTGTGCATTTGTAAATTTTGCCACCGTCGAGATAGTACTTGTCCTTGAAATACCTCATGCCAGCCGCCGCTGTAATAGGATTATCAATCGTGCCGTCCCCGCCGACCGTGATAGGCTCCCAGTGTGCAGCCGTATTTTCCGGCAACCATGTCGGATTTGCCGTTATGGCCTTGTAGCAGCGATAGAGCCCGCTCGGTCTGCGGACTATACTGCCGACGGCATAATCGACATACCCGCTCCACAGCGGATAAAGCTCGGCATACTCCAAAGCTTCCGCGTCCGTCGTGACCTTTGTCAAAACGCCGTCTATCTTGTCGCGATAAGCCTTTGCTTCTGCTCGCGTCATGCGTCTGCACCTCCTGTGATTATTTCAAGTGCTTCAGAATCGGATATCGGGTCATCGTCCGACTGCTGGACTTCCGTCCACACCTGCGTTATTTCTGTTTCAGTCTCCGCCCATGAGTCGATATAACTTTTTCCGTCAGACGGATATTCCGTTAAAATTATCGGCTTGTATCCGTACTGCAAAAGCAATGCGGGGTCGTTTGTAAACACGTCGCCGTCCGCCGTTTTTATCGGTCGCGGCGCTCCTCTGAGTTCGCCGTTTATAAGTTTTCCGTACATTTAATCACCCCCATGTGAAGCTGCCCGCGCCCTGATTATAGAGCGCCGTTTTGCCTATAAGATCATAAAGGCACGGCACACCGTTTGCATCGAGACACGGGACAAGCTGCTGTGCATCGCCGTCGGTGTAGCTATATAACCGCATAACAGCCTTATTGCCCGACCAGTTGTTGTTGCCGACGTCAAATATCAATCCGTTTGTCGGCGTCTCGAAGTCGGCGACATCGCTCCAAGATTTTTTTAAAATATCATTGACCCACACGCCGGCTTTGTTCATTCGGATTTTTGTTCGTTCCAATGATGAAGCCAGCGTAAAACGGTGCTTTTGATACTCGGAAAAGTCGCCGGAGAAAACAATCGGATTTTTGTTTTGAAACAGCGTAAGATTATTTTTCAACGCACTCTGGCGCGACCCGAATATGCCCGCGTCCCTGTTTATTTCACCGACTATCCTGAAATCTATGGTGATATCAGAATCCTGCGTCAGCTTGCGCCCGGTGTCGATGTACTGAGTGCCCGACGACTGGATATATTCGACTGCGGTATAGCCCTCTGGCAGACCTTCGATATGCCGCGCGGCACGCGAAAAGAATTTTCTTCGTCCTATCAAGTGCCGTCACCGACCTTCTGCGCCGCCAAAATTTTGTCTTTGAAGCTCAGCTCCCATGTTTCGCCGTTTTTAAAATCCGGCGCAGTGCCGATGTACCTTGTGCCTGACGGCAGAGTAACCGTGACATTGCCGCTTGCCGCAAAGGTTAAGCGCATCCAGCACTCGAAGTCGCCAGTCGGATATGTCAGCGTTAAGGTCGTGACATCGGTGAGGCGGTACTCGGTATTGTCGGCGAGAGTTATGTTTGTACCTGTGGTGTGGGATTTAGGGACAAGCTCGTTGAGAGCATCTTCGACTGTCGATATGTTCGGCAACGCGGCGTTTGAGTAGTTGATAGCTCCCGCTTCGATTGAGGTCATTGAAAATTGCCATTTGCTTTCGTTTTCGCCGACTTTCTGCGCGAAAGTAGTTATGACCTGACCCATTAAGAAGGTGCCAAAATAATAGGCATTGCCTTTAATGCCTTGAAGCATTGGCAGCTCGAAGATGACACCGTCAGCAGAAGCTATCACAATAAGCCTTTTTTCGGCGGAAACTGCCGCGTCTATCTGCTCGACTGTTGCGTCACAAGATGTGACCGTATAGTTGCCGTCGTCATCGCTTGCAACCGTCATTTTGATTACGAAGTCGCTCGCTCCACCACCACCGCCTAAAGCCTGACCGTTATAGGTCGGCTTGCCATTTGTCTCAGCAAACTTATCCAAGACAGCCTTATTGCTGTGGCTATGTTTAGCCGCCATCAATTGTTCAACTTTTGTCGAGATATCTGTGGGGGCGTCAGAAGCTACCTCAGTCGAGTCCAGCAAGCTACTTCCAATATAAGCCTCTACTATTGGGGATTTAATAATGTTCTCTCCGTTGTTTCCTATAACCTGAATACCCATAACGGACTCTATTATAGGCATTAGTGTGATGTCCTGCGGAATGGCATAGTTAATTACGCCGTTACTTGCAGTTACTGTGTTTGATGCGATTACCTTTCCGCAGGTACTAAACTCTATCTTGTAAGAGGTTGCGTCTTTGAGATCGGGCGATAAAGCGATTATAAGCTTGGTGGCTTTATGCTCGCCAATATATCCTATGTTTACTTTAACAGGACGCTGTAAATCTATATATACTTCTCTCAGATTAAGTCACCATCCTTACTTTTAATTATTAAAATCAAGACGGGCGTCTTGACTACTTGTTCATTTGCAACGAGTAGAACGCTATCAGTTGCAACCCACTCCACCCCGTACTTAGCTTCTACGGCATATGCCCCGTCATTAATCTTGAATTTGAGCGTCCATATATCATAATTTTCAAACTCATCAACAGATAGAACCCTTGAGTCATTTTTCGCCAAAGTGATAGTTTGCGAGCCTATCACAAGTCTGATTTTCTCTGCTGACTTAGGGGCTTTTACTTTATACACACCCGTCGTCGCCGTCTTAGGGCTAACTCCGACGATCTGTATTTTCAGTCGTCCGCCAACAGCTAAACTTTTTGTAAGCAATACAGAACACACACCGTCGGTTGCCGTCGCACCAACAGATGACTCTTTGTTGAAGGCGTCTTTAAAATGAATCGTGTAATTGAATTTCTCCCCGACCATAAAATCGGGGAGTTTTATTTTTAGGTCTGCACTATTGTTTTCGCCATCGTACCCCCACACCACTTCTTGCGTGTTGGGATATTCGGCGTTTATGTAGATTTCACGCAAATAGCATCAATCCTCAATCCTCTTCAATAAAGTCATAGATTGCGGCTATGTCGTCGGGGGAGAGTTCGACTCCATCAAGCTCCGACAAATAAATCTTTGCGTCGGGTATAGCAGCCTCTATCTCGCTAAGCTCTTTAATGGCGGCGGTACACTCGTCCGTCTTGTCCTTTTGGATTTTGTAACCACTACCGCTTATGACGGGTTTGCCACTCTCGTCTTTCTCTCCGTACTGCTCAATTATCTGAGAGAGACGCTCTGTATAGAAATCAGCGTCGTCCTTCAGGGCGCTGTACAGCTTTGAGATTTTGTATGCCGTTTTAGCGGGCATAGCATTACAACTTATTTTATTAAGAGCCGCACGGGCTCTGTAAGCATTTTCTATTGTCATTTATATAAGCTCCTTTTATTCGTGTTGGGTTATACACCTATAATCTTGCGCAGAACAAACTTTTGGGGTGTAGACTGTATGCCGCCAATAGTGGCGTCGGCAGTATTTAGCGAGATTCCCAAAACCTCGTTATCCCAAACATATATATATTTAAGTGCTACATATTTAAAGCTTGCACTTCCAGCAAGAAATACCGACACGCCATCTCCATTTCGATTTTTAACGTGTTCTTTAGGAATGAAAGTGTAATTCCAGCAATAATCTTCTGCTTTGTCTGTATACGCACTCCACACAAGAACAATCCCGTTAGGCATAGCTGAAACATTTTGGGCTAAGGAAGCTCTTTGGTCTCCGCCCATAAATGATCCAGAACTCGTCCAAAGCTCAGGGTACGAACCTATTTCTACCCCCTTAACATAAACACCCGATGTCGCTTTCAGAACCCCCGTTTTGATAGCGGGGTTAATCTCCCACAAGGCATTAATTTTATTATAATTAATTTTTCCTGTATTGGCTGTGGTTTCGCCTTCGCAAGTTACATTAAAACCGTTAGGGCAAGAAATTGTTACCCTTCCACCCTTTGCGGTTTTATTACTCGTAAATCCGAGAGATTGAATTACTATATTATTTGTCGCCTGTATACTTAAATAACCTGTACTCTGTAATAATAGATTATTAGCAAAATTACTATCGCTGCTTGTTGCGCCGATCACTATTGTTTCCCCGGCTATAGCTACGCAAGTATCTCCGGAGGTATCTTCATAAAGGACAACTCTGCCATTAGTATCTGAACCATCTGTCTTGGTTAAATAAAGACCAACCTCGGTTTCTCCATCTGCCGTTTCACTCTTCAGCCACACGTCGTAGTTAGTGCCTTTAACTCTAACCGTACCCGTGAGCTGCGCGTCACCGGTATCAAGGTTAATATAAGTCTCGCCGTCTTTTGATTTAAGCAGACCCGCAGTTATTTCACCCGCAGAAGCTCTACGAACTTCAAGGTTGTTAACTGCGTACCAACCCGCAGTAACATTAGTCTTAGTAGAGGTGTCTTTGACAAATGTAGCTATAGCAATAGAGAAATTAACCGGAGTAAGTGCGGTGCTTTCAAGGCTTTTAGTGTCAATAGTGACGGTGCTGTTGAGCGTCGTATAGCCACCGCTTGAAAGCGGCACCTTATCAGAATATATGTTTTTCTTGCTCTCTACGCCTTGGGCGTTACGCACGGTAACAACAAGAGCAATCTTAACATCCAACGAATTATTGTGATACGCTCGGCTATACACGTTACCTGTAATTCTGAATGAGTCGCCAATCTTACACGGATATAATTTGCTGATGTAAGTGAAATATGGCGAAGCGGTAGGGTAGGAGATAGGAGTAAGCCAACGCTCATTTATATACGGCTTGTGAGCTGCTTCAGCGGCATACTCGGCGGCGGATTTGAATCCGTACACATCAGCAGTTTCTTCGCTGAGGTTGACATAGTTTGTGTAGTCGCCGACCGCAATAGAGTCTATAGACAAACTACCCGTAGCCACAATACTGCCGTCCAAATACATCTGTCCGTCTTCAACGCCAAACACTTTCTTGCCGTTCGGGTCTTTAATAAGAATATCGCCGTTGTTAATCGTAAGTCCTTTATCATCTATAGTTACGCTGTAGTCTCCGTTTTCTTCAGAACCACCAGCTATAATGAGGTTGTTACCGGCTATAATCTTACCTATAATGACATCTCCGGCTACGCCGTACTTGTAAACATCATTGCCGCTTTTATCTTTCCCGAGATACAGTTTGCCGACAGCTGTTTTAGCCGTCTCCCACCCATCGTCAGTAAAGACTATGCAATTGTTAACAATGCGGAGCTGTTCGCCGTCGTATATAGGATTACCCTGTGAATCCGTAAGAAAGATAGGGTTGCCGTCGGCGTCGAGAGCATCCATACCCTGCGCGTCCTTTTGTGTTTTACGCAAGCGACCGAGATAGCCGCCGTCGTCTATGATAACTTCTTGATTTTTAGCCGAGAGAGCTTTGTCTTTTGTAAGTATCAGAGCCTCGTCAATCCACTTGGAAGCATCGCTGACCTGCTTAGACATATCTTCGACTATGCCTGTGACGTACTGCAAGGTAGCCTTTGACTTTGATACATCGCCGAACACATCATCAAACAACGACCTCGGGTCATACTGATTGTATTTGTTACCAAAGGTTAGAGATATGGTTTTGGACTCAAAATCTATGTCTATAGTGAGCAAGTGCAGTTGCTCAAACTGGTCGTCGTCTACTTCTGCGGTCACTATACAGCCGCTCTCAAGTTGCGAAGTAAATGAGGCAAATTGCTGTGAAAAAATAAACGAACGAGTTGTGACTTCAAACTTTCTGTTGGGTGTTGAAATTTTAGAAAGCTGAGTTTTGGCTCGTTTCATAAGCTCAACACACCAGTCAAATATCTCATCCTGAGACATAATATCCGTCTTAGTGATATTGTCGTCTGTGTAGTCGGCTTGCTTTATATAGGCAGACAACTCACGAAGAAGCTCGTCCGTAAATATGACTTTGCCGTTGACGTCTCTTGCGGTTGTAGACAAGCTACACGCCGCCTGAATGGCATCTATCTGAGCTTTAGTTGCGTCTGCTTGTGATTTTTGAGAATTATATAGCGTCTGCTTCTGCGCCTTAGCTATAGATAATTCTGCGATTTTGGCATTAACAGTTGCAAGAGCGATGGGCACAGCATCCGTAGTCGCGTCGTCGCCAACCGCGCCACTCTTTTTGAGCTGGCTAAGCAGCGATGTCTTCTTTGAACTTATCGTGCCGGAAAGAATACAATCACGACAGGTGTAATAGATATCAATCTGAGTATTCAGCTTGTCTATATCCATCTGCGTTTCGCTCATAGCGAGATACTGGTTGTAATACTCTCTGTTGAGGGCTACATAACTTTCTTCCACAGAGGCAATTTTTGCTTCCCAGCGCGTAACCGCGTCCTGTAACTCAGGAGACATCCAATGTTTATGGTATGTGAAGTCGTAAATAACGGTTGTACCGATAGGGTTAACTCGGCGAATACTCATATTCTCGTCGCCGGTAACACTTAACGCCGTGTAGAGGTCGTCGTAGTCCTGCGAAATATCAAGCCCCTCAATAATATTGTTCCTTGCAAGATGAATACTTGTAAGGTGTTGGTCGGCGTAGGCAGCTCTATCATATACAGATATCTTGCGGTTAATTATATCGTAGCAGAACACACAATCGAACTTGTCCTGCAAGTCGTTCATAAAGAACTCGTATATGCTCGTAGACTCTGCGATCTCAAAATATCTACTGCGAGCCTTAACCTTGTCGTCTATATGGTTGAGAGACCACGACGGACATTTAGCTATAGCAAGGGTTAACACGCCGTCTTTGGTATCATTAGATATCAGCGGATAAACACCCGCCTTGTAGAACGGCGCTTCAAGCTCCTCAAGCTCACGCTCAACGGACACACAGGATATCTCTTTTACTCGCCCCTCTTGGGAGAACGAGTCTTCAACACTGTCTATTATGAAATATCCAATATCCGAGGCGTATATATATCTTCCAGTTTCGAGGTCACTATAGGTATTACGCACCTTTTCGTCGATAAGCGGAAGAGTAAAGGCTAACTCAGAGAGAGAGCCAAAATTGAGGGTAGCATCTATATCTTTGGCATACGGCAACGCGCACACCGAATTGGTGAGCAAATTATCTGAAGTCACATAACTGCCGGGGTTGCACACCGTGAGCAGGGGAGTCTCGAAGCGTTTGAATTTGTCAAACCTTGCTATCACGTCATCCACCTCGCATTATTCCAAGTAAACTTTACCGACGACACACCGCCGGTAACAGAGATGATATTCTCGCCCGGAACAAGCCTCAAGAAATGCTGATTGACAAGCTTGTTGTAATACTCGGCATTGGCGTCGTTCACAATCGTTCCTATAGCACAATCGGCGTACAACACAGCCTTTGCCGTCGCATCTTTAATCTGCATAGCACGGTTGTTATCGCTTTTGTTCGTTATAGTCACATCCGCTTTTGTGTTGCCGCAGGTGATAACAAGATATGGATAGACGTAATCCTGTATGTCCGTATCAACATTAAGCGTTATATCCGAGCTGAAAGAGGTGGCTGTGACCTCCACTTTTTCCTGTATAGCCATTGTGGATGAGCACATACAAGTACAACGCCAGCCGACAGTACCCTCGGCGTATTCAATTTTCTCAGGGTTACAGAATACGCACTCAAGATATTGTCTTTTTATTGTACCGTTCACATACTCGGCTTCTTTGTCGTCCTCGGGGTCTATATAGAGCTCTTTGAAGGTAGGGGAGTTGAAGAGCCAATTCTTTATAGCTCGCTCGTGTACAGAGCAATACCCCTCTTCGCCGATTATCTCGACCTCGAACTCAAGCGGAGCGCTCTCGCGGGAGACTCCTGTAATATATCTTTTATTCTGCGCAGGAAAGAACGACGACGAGTATTCCACAGAACCCTCCGCCGAAGTAAGCCCGTCTGTATCAATTCGCAGAATTGAAAGATTATAACTATTGACTCGCCCCTTTCTAAAATAATAAAATCCACACACAGTTTTGATTATTTGCGTGCAGATTTTTGTATTATATAAAAAGACCGTCGTTGCCATAACGACGGTCTAATTGATTTATTTTGCATTACTTATAAGATTTGTATTGTACTCAGACAGCCTTTCTAAAACGAGCGAATAGAGGTCTGGGTATTCGGTTTTTAGATTGCTAATCTTTCTAACAACAGCAGCTCGATAAACCGTTGTTTGTTTGTGTACGCGGATAAACGACTCTTTGCTTAATCTTAATCTTGGGTAGAGCATGGGCTCAACTTTTATGTCATAGAAGAAGTGTAGATTCTCTCTCTTAGACACTGTGGATATTGGTAGAACTGCATAATCATTACTTATTAACTCACTAATAACCAAAACCGGTCTTTGTTTAAAAGCATTACGACCAGTTTTTGCATCATAATATGGGGTTGTAGAAGAGCATATCCACCCAAGCATCTATTTAAGCATCCTCAAATTCATCGTAGTACATATCCCATACATAATCGTATGGGCGGACTTTTTGGGCATCGATCCGTATATCGTCAAGCTTCAGCGGAACATTGCCATTTTCACCATCACTTAATCCTTTGCGAGCGTTTTGCCAAGATATCTCGCGATGCGACATCTCGCTTAGTTTCCACGACTCCAAAGAACCATATTCCTGAATAACGTTGTTGATTATATACTTAGCCTCGTCAGATATGCGGCTATCGCCGCCCGGTATGCCGTGTTCCGCAAAGAAAGACCAAACCTCATGGCACACGGGACCATATCGCCATCCTTCAAGATTATCGCTGAACATAGGAACGCCCGTGACGGCAATGGATTCTCTCTGCGCAAAATATAAGAGCTTTTGAAGCTTCATATTGTCTATATTGCTCTGTGCAATTTTCTTGTACTCTTCATAAATATACTGAGCCACATTAACAGCTTTCTCCATTTGCCCACTTCCTTTCATTTATATCATATCACATTTATACAAAAATGACAACCGCATAATAAACGGGAAAATATTTATGAAAATATCTCCCCGTTATATGCTTGACATTGTTTTAGAGTGTGATATAATCAGCTTATAGAAAATTATTTTTTCATTTTCTTAAACTCATTAAGAATATCTGTAACGATTTGCTTGTGAGCTCTACGCAGCTCGCCAACCGTCTTCTCGTCAGCCGATCCATTAATAACAACGTCGCCGACTGTAATATTACACGGAGACGCTATAGACACGGACGACGCAGCAGACAGAGACTTAATCATTGAGCTGAGCACCTCACCGGGCTGATTAGCCCACTTGTAAAGAAACTCACTTGCCTTAGCGTTAAACACCTTGTCGCCGTCATTGAGGAACTTGTAGCGACCCTTGTCGGGGGAGCCGAGTATAAGCTCAAGACCCTTTTCGTCAATGTTGGCTATACCGCCTTTGGCATAGGGAGTACCCGTAGCGTAACCTTGAATATCAGACTTCCACACCCAACCGGTATACGCGCCGTTAACGCCTATGAGGACTTGGTTGCCCTTGACCTGATAAACGGTATACTTGCCTCCGGGGACATGAGATGCCATTTTTGCGTTGCCGCTTTGAGAAGAGAAGTGCGTTGCTGACTTCTTGATAGTCACCTTATCGCCACGGTTGGGTCCAGACTTCCGACTTGTATTAGAAGAACCGCTGGACTTGCCCGCATTTTTAGCGATGGTTTGCGCCGCATCTTTTGCACTCGTTCTCTGGGTTGCCCTCTCGCGAGCTTCACGCTCGGCGGCGGTCTCATACTTACCCTTGTTGTAGCCCGTCATATTGTCGAGCTTCATGCCGTAGTTGTCGTCAAGTAGACTATTGTAACGGTTAAGAGCCTCGTATGCGGCTTCCCACTTGGCAGTGACATCCGCATCGATGGTCGATCCGTAAGACCGGTTGTACTCAATCATCTCCTGATACAGTTGAGCATTACCGTTCTGCAAGTCTTTGATGGCTTGCTGACGAAGCTCATAGGCGTTGTCAAGGTAGTCCTCGATAGCTTCTATTTGCTTCTCGTAATACTGCGTCTGCATCTCTTCGAGGTCGTCGTACATCTTCTCAGCCTTGTCGAGTTCCTCATCGCGCTCAAAGTCGTTTAAGTCTTTCTTAGCGTCGGAGAGACTCTCTTCAAGTTCGAGACGGCGCTTCTGCGCTTCAACGGAGTCATCTGCTTCGAGTTCAAGCAATTCCGCCTGTATATCTGTAACCTTCTTACGCTTCTCGCGGCGCTCTTCCTCTTTGTCTATCTGGTCATAGTGTTCCTTGAGGAGGTCGCGCTGTTTGTCGTAGAAATCTTTTACATTATCTTGACGCTCTTTGAGAACATCTTTCTCGTTGTTCTTCTCCTGCTTGAGCATATCAATGCGAAGGTCGATAAGGTCTTCAAGGGCGTCCTGTGAGTCCTTAGCCTGTTGTTCCTCGAACTTGTGGATAGCCTCTTCATTTTCACGCCACTCTTCGGCGTATTTGGTCTTATCGTTGAGGTATTTCTTGTAGTTCGCCGCGAGCCATGCGTAATACTCGCCCTCATCGATTTTACCCATTTCAAGCTCATGCTTCTTGAGGTCAACAGCTTCATTCCAGTCGTCGAGGCGTTTCTGCTTCTTCCACTTGTAGATTTCCTCTTCGTACTTGCGCCACTCTTCAGCATACTTCTTTTGGTTGTTGAGTTGCTTTTTGTAGTTAGCCTCAAGCCAAGCGTAGTATTGCTCTTCGGTAATCTGATCCATTTCGAGCTGGTGCTTCTTAACAGCCAACATCTCGTTCCACGCTTTAAGGCGCGGGTCATCAGAGGACGAAGAGGAGGAGGAACCGCTGGATTTAGAGGTCGGAGAGCTATAATGGTTATAGAAATCTGTCGGATTCTTAATCTTCCCCAGCTGGTCTTTACCGGCTTGGAGTTTGGCAATATCTGATTTTAGCGCGTTTATGTTGTCGTCATACTTTTTACCAGCGGTCAACTGGCTTTGAACCGAGTTTAATGCCTTATTAACCTCTTGTGTAAGAACCGCGCCGACATCCGAAAACTTATATTGTCCTGTAGCTAACCCCTTGAGTATCTTACCTAACGCACCGGCTACCGCAGAGCAAGCGGTCAGGGGGTCAATCATACCGGACTTGACAGCTTCCCGGAAATTAGCCATGCTCTGTTTAAATTGTAGGGCTGTGAGCTCATCTTGCTTTGTAGCAATTGCCGCATCCATACTCGCCTGAATGCGCTGTATTTGGGTCATGACCATCTTTTCTTGCGCGTCGGTTGCCAAATGTATAGCACCGGTTTCATCAACGCTTAAGAACTGAGCGTAATCCTCGTTCTTTTCAAGAAGAGATAGGGTGGTTTGGAGAGAAAGTTGTCCTTGCTCATCCTGCTCAGCCATAGCAGATTTTAAGGTTTGATAAGTATCTGCAACAGCCGAAAGCGCGGTTGAATATTCTTCTAATGTGTCGATATTGCCGTCAACGCCCTGAAGATTTCCGCCAAACGCTTCGTTTAGCTTGTCTGTTGCTTCGCTTGATTTCTTTGCGTTTTCTTCCGTGCTCTTTGCAAAATAATCATAGAACTCGTTTATTTGCGATATTAAAGAAGCAACGGAGTTACTATACTGCTCTAATTGTTCAGTGGAATAAGAGTCAAGGCTATTTGACGTAAATAAGTCGTGTAAGAAACCCTTAGCATAACTACCGAGCGACCCAAAGTAATCCTCGAATCTATTCTCAAACGCTTCACCGTCGAGGTTGAGCAGTTGATTCATATCAATATCTACCCACGGTGAAGAAGCCGACTCTTCATATGCTCGCTGTGCGTCGTCTTTGGCTTTATCAAAGATACCCCCGACATCAATAAAGTTACTTAAGTCGGCAAGCTCTTTGAACTCCTTATTTGCAGTAGAGATAATGCTTGAACCGTTTTCGTCACCCTTGGTAAAATAATGAGAAACATCCTCAAGAGAAATACCGAGGTCGTTTAAGAGCTTTAACAGTTCTTCATTATCCGAAACCTCTTTCAAAGCTTTGTTAAAGCTTTCAGCATCATTTGCAGCGTTGGTTAAGTCTTGACCTATATCGGAGAACTTACCATAGCTAAACTTCACTGTAACCGTAGTTAATTCCATTCAGGGTTTCTTCGAGAACAGAGATATATGATGTTACTTCAGTAGTATATTCTTTTATAAGACCATTTTTTGCTTTTATATTTGTCTCAAGCTCTTGCGGCGTTACATCGCCCTTTCCTTCAACAAACCTGTCCTGTTCTCCTTTTGAGATCATATCAGCCTTGATGGTTTTATATCGCTCTACTTCTTCCTGAGCCTCTTTTATAACTTTGAGTTCGGCTTCAAAATACGAATCTTCGCCCTTTACACCTGTAAAGATTTTTTTACTAAAACTGGCTCCTCTTAGCGTATCGTTAAAAGACTTAGTAGCACCCTTTGCAAGATCCGCCTGTTTATATTTTTGAATATATTCGTAATATTCTCAACATATGTCGGATCTGAAAGTCCCTGTAACTCTTTCATCCTCTCGACATTTGTCTTTAATTCATTATTAATTTCGTCGAGAGAATCCTTGTTCTCTTTATATGAGTCGTACAGTTCTGATTGCTTTTTTCTGAGGTTTTCACTTCGGTGTATAAGCTGATCTATGCCCCATGTTACCAGTTTTATTGCCGCAGATACAGCTAACATAACGCCGATATTCATAGCAACTTCGAGAGCCTTCATGCCAATAGAAGCTATCTTAGCACTTGCGCCAGTATTCTCAAGCTCTTGAGCAAGTTCGGTCTGGTGTTTTTTAAACCCATCAAGAGATACTTCGCCGTCTTTACAGGTATCAATATAATCTTTAACAGCTTTTGAGGCGTTGCTATACGCTTCACTTTGAGCTTCAGCGTCATTGCCCTTAAATGCGTTTACCCAATTTTCAATAGACTTTTTGTTTTCGTTTCCGATATCGGAGCCACCGTCACCCCAGTTAAAGGATTCATTTATTATTTCGAGGGCGGCGGCTTTACGAGCCCCTGAAATTGACTTAAAGGCATTTAATGTTTTTGTTTTCCAATTGTCAGTTTCTTTGCTGAGGGACTTGTACGCTTTATCAAGATTCTCTATTGATTGACCGAATAAAGATACTCTTTGCGATATTGTATCTCCTTCTTGTAAACTGAATACCGTTATGGTTAATGTTAATAAGGGGATTTATCAACATACAACCTATAAAGGAGATTTGGATCAATGAAATATGTAGCGTACTGTCCGTATTGTGGGGTAATTAACACAAGAGCTGTATACGAAGATAAAGTGCCGTTTTGCAAACATTGCGGTTCTCGCGAACCTCTTGTTAACCTGCCTAAAGAAGACACTTATGAGTCGCTCTGTAAACAAACAGAAGAACTCTTTGGAGCTGATTCAAAGCCTCGCTATAATCAAGAAATAGCGGATTATATAGAGAAAGAATTCAACAGAGCAACCCGTGAATTTATAGCAAAAAATAACGCTGAAAAACAGCGCGAAGCCGCCGCCAACACACCCCACTGTCCCACCTGTGGGTCAACTAACATCAAAAAACTCGACGTCGTTGACCGCGCAGTTTCAATAGGAACCCTCGGTATCTTTTCTAATAAGATAAACAAGAGCTTTAAGTGCAAGGACTGCGGGTGTACTTGGTGAGGGGTTACTTCATAGTAATAGTAACTCGACACTTGCCGTCATCTAACGGTTCAAGGTGATAATTCTCTATATCGTCGCGTGAGCATATGCTCGACACGAGGTCAAACGAGTTTATCCTCGACGCTCTTATGTGGTTAACTCCTTCTTTTATGTCTTCACGAGACAGCTTAAAAGACGACGACATCTCACGAGCGCATCGTGCTGATGTCACACCCATTAGATAAATGCCGTCCCATAAGAGACGGACGCCGCGCTTTAAATTCTTTTTATCAATCATTCTAAAATCCTTTCATTCTAAAAGTGATTATTAGCCTACAACAACGGACGCAAACCAGCTAATTATTATGTCTATAAGAAATATTGCCTTTGCGCCGATTCGCACTCGGTTGCTCTTCCCGAGAGGATATCTTATTATCTCCACAAGAAGAGAACCGCCGAATACAGCAAAGACTATTATAGAGTATATTCCCATAGGTGTAGTACCAGCAATCTTCACCGTTGCGGCTATTAAGAAGACTACCACCAGCACCACTAATGTTGATGCGGCGAAGGATAGGTATATCTTGTCGTAGCGAGAAGGGGTCATTTCTTACATTCCTTTCGTTCAATGCTTTATGAGGAAGGTTATCTTGGTTCCCTCATCCGTGAAATCGAAGTCAAGCTGCTCGACGTCATCACGGCTGCATAAAGCACTTAAGAGATTGCCTGAACTAATGGGAGAAGCAATTATTTGAGATATACCATCTCGTATATCTTCTTTTGAATATTTAAGGACTTTTTTGCACTCTTTCGCTTCCTTCGCGCCCATTATTGCGGCGTCCCTAATGCCAATAGCTATACGACGAGATCCGTGTATTAAATTTTCTCTACTAATCATTTTTTTGGGTTCCTTTCATTCTAAATAAATAAATTTCAAAAAGTGAGGCTTATTATGAAAAATATTCAAGACGCTCAAAATAAACTCGATGCTCAAATAATAGGCGACAGAATAATGTCTGTTCTACCATATAAGTATCAAAGTGAGGAGGGCTGTGAGATATTCTTTAAAACCATGAACCTTGATAATTACCGCATAGCAACCAAAGCTAAAAATAATAACACAGTCCCACCAATAAGTGACTTGCTCGCGATAGCTGGATATTTTAATGTTTCTATGGATTATCTGCTTGGACGCACAGCCGTTCCCGCCATAGCTCAGTCATGCGCTAACAGAATTGATTCGGCTATAAAGACTATAGCGGAATATACCGAACAGTCATACGACGACGTTTGCGAGCAGCTTGGTATTTCAGAAGACGAGATAATGAATTATTAAATAGCAAAACAGTGCCCTACAAAAAATAGGACACTGTTTTGCTATGCCTTTTATTGACTTTTGCTTTTGATGATAATATAATAGATGATAGTGGATCCACCGTTGTAATTGTTTAACGGTTTCACGGTTAAAAAGACGGCTGCTGATATCCCGCGAGGAGCGGAGTGCAGCAAGCATACCACCTCGTGGGGAGATCTTTTTTCTCAAGGGAGGTGATGTGTATAACTTTACTCTTTAATGTGATAGGGGCAGTGGCTTCTATTACAACAATAATTATGTTTGTGATATACGTATACGAACATCATATAGAGAAAAAGTAAGCCGTCTATAGCGAGTAGACGACTTACTAATTCGAGAATGTAAATTCTCACTTATAAAGTTGATACTACAGCAACCGTCTGGATGCACTACTAAGGAGATGTTTGTTCACAGCAAACGTCTCCTTAGTTATTATTATATCGATGTCTTCAAATTAAGTCAATAAGTTTAAAAAATTTTACATTTTTTGAAAACAATCTCTAAAAATTTTGAAGATGCACTTATCTTTTTTGTTAATCTTTATCTTTGTCTATCTTATGAACCACCACAGGACTCTCGTCGTCGTTAACACCAACGGCGATAGGCGATATCCATTTTAATATGAGCTTGCGAGTAGACGGCTCCTTCATAGAACCAGTCCAGAAATTATGCCAATGCCCGCGTCTGATATGAGGGCGGGGAGAAGCATGGGTTCCGGTGGACGCTGAAGACTGTTTATACTGCACTCGCTTGTATTGCCTAAAAGACGCACCAACACGAACTCCGACATCCCACTTGCGAATCTCGCCGTACTTATCCTTGATGCGGCTTGGCGATCTACGGGTTATTGCTTTCTGCTCAGGATTCTCTTCTATATCAGCATTTGACGCGCAGATATAAAGGACAACCTGTAACATCTTGCTCATAAACGAGACAAGAGTATCGGCAATATCCATATCCAACATAAACTTTTGAGCCTTGTCGTATTGCCCTGACTCGTAAAGATATTTATATCCCTCTTGACGAGTATATTCAAGATTATCATAAAGGTTCTCTTGATTCAGATGTATCGGAAACGCATACGGCATATTGTTCTTATTTAGACACAAGAAGCGCAACTCTCTGTCCTGTGTGTCCGTGTCATACTCCATATGTACAAAGGTTCCGATAACCTTATCGTCGCCGAAGTAAAGGTTATTGAACTGTATATAGAAACATTGATAGGGGAGGTGCGACAAAACTTCGCTCGGTATATCGAGACAATCTTTTTGCGCGAATAGCACCTCTTCCATCTCGGGGTCAAGGACAAATACTTCTTTGCTGAGTCTCCACGGCGCGAGAGCGGCGAGTGTAGCTCCAATACGCACCACGTCCGACTCGTTCTTAAAGTCAGTCTCGCTCTCCACAACAGCCTTTGCCGCCGCTATAGGCACATAGCAATCACTATCCCAACGCGGCAAACCACCTTGTCCGTTATGTGAATGAATATCGGACAGCAAGTCCCACGCTTTAGGACATAACTCAGTTGCTTGCTTTAACAAGTCTAACGGCGGGTAGTCTTTGACCTTTCCCATTAATTACACCTCTGCTATATTTCTTAGATATATTATAGCAGAAGCCAAGAAATTTTCAATCATTTTTGCGCCTATCCCCAACGGCAGCGCGTACCGACCTACTGCGAACAACGAACAGGTTATCCGTTGATAATATAAGGGATTGTTCGCTCATCCCCGGAGTCGAGCACACCATGTTGATCCGTAGACCAACCGACCATTGTGCTCTGTGAACATTCTCGTTGCTTTTACAACGAGCTTTGCTGCGGACTTTCCTATCTCAGCCTTATTACCGTACCGACTCGCTTTCACGGTCGCCGCCATAATATTACTACTATGGGTTGGTAGCCTTGCATACGGATTACCCCGTGCCACATTATCAAGCAGCAATGCGCTTCTTACACGCACCAGTATCAGTCGTTTTTCTTAACACTCTCTTGTCATTGTCGAGCAATGACTCGTTCAGCGTCACCGCCAGAGCGTTTCGTGGGTATATTCCTCCGATAATTGATAAGCCCACGTTTTTGATAGATGTAACAACGCCGACTATTGCAGGAAGCAACAGTTTGCACTTGGCGAGTGCATCCGCAAATTGGAGTGCGCCGTTTGTCAACTTTACAAAAGTAACAACGGCATTACTGTTAAGAAGATTTGTAGACAAAGACTCAAAAGAAGCCCTTGCTCTTGCGATATTTGCCTCAATACCCTGTGAGTAAGCATCGTACTTCTCCATAGCCGTTCCGGCGGAATCAGCACTTATACCCGCATACTCCATAGCCTTACCATAGTTCTCCATGAGGGTAAGGACGTTTTCTTTCTGTCTTGTAGCACCAAGCGCGGTCGCAATGGCACTCTGCTCGACCTCAGTCAAAGACGACCACTTAGCCTGTACGTCATCAAGGACATCTGTGAAGTCTCTGAATTCACCTAAGTTATCACGAAGACGTATGCCAACTCTTGTCAATATGCGCTCGTAATCGTTTAGCGACTCGCCGTCGTCATCAACAAGCTTATTAAGCTTAACATTTGAGTAACGAGCGAACATGGTCTTAAACGCATTACCGATAGACGCCATGTCTTGCTGAGTAACTTCGCCAACAGCGGCAAGGTAGCCCAGAAGCGTGTCCATTTCAACACCGGCAAGACGCGCCGAGTTTGCAGTCTTACTCATACCTTCAGCAAGACCACCAACGCTGACGGCGGCAGCCATATCGACAGCAGACAGCTTATCTGCTATAGACATCGCGTCATTGATCTCAACCTTATAGCCCTTAATCGCCGAGGTAAGATACTGAGTCGCCTCCGCCGAATCAATCAGACCTATCTTGGAAAGAACGGTACTGGTCTTTATCAGCTCGTTTGTATCTTCAAGAGAATAACCCTGTCTAAGCCAATCGTCGGCAGCAGCGGCTACTTCGGAAGTGACAGCACCAAGCTCCTGAGCCATTTCAGAATAACTCGCCACGAGCTCTTTAGTACGATCACGGTTGTAACCTGTAACCATAGAAAGGTTGACGACAGCCGAGTCAAGTTTGACAACATTATCGTAGACCTCTTTAAGCTGCTGTACTGAAAAACCAGCTATAGCTGTTACTGCCTTTTGCTTAATATTTGTCTTTAATGCACTACCAAGCTTATCAAAGACATTTGTTGTTTCGACGCCAGCCTTAATGGCATCGAGCTTTAAATCGTTGAATGTCTCCTGAAACTCTTTTGCGGTTATATTTCCGCTGTCCAAGGCGCTTTGGAGCCCCTTGAAACCACCCATAAGACCAGATTTTTCAAGCTTATCGCCATATTTGTCCATGTACTTGTAGAGTTGGTTATAAGCTCGTAAAAACTTGCCGGAGTCTTGGGTTATTGACTTGGTGATTTTCTTATTAGTGGACTGAACCTCTTTCTCTATACTATCTGTATCAAGAGAGAACTTGAGTTTCGTAACTCCGCTTTTATTAATCTCTTTGGCTATACTCTGGATGTCTTGCAGTATCTGTCGTCCGGATTCGCCGCTTATTTTGCCGCCACCAGATACGCCAAATTTTAACTCAATTACGTTTTTGTTATCGGACATAAATGCCTCCCTATATAAATAGCCGCACTCAAACGAGCGCGGCTACCTTTACAATATTCCGCTATCCATACCGCCCCACAAGCGGGGATAGTCTACTTTTACGCCCGGATGTTGCATCTCAAAGTCATTGATTGTATCGGAAATAAATGAGTTCGGAAAACGAACCCTTTTGTTGCTGATAGGCAATCCGCTATTTCGCCCTTCCCAAACACCGACCACAGAGTGAATCTTCGGATAACCCTGAGTTATCAGCCCGAATATGTCGTATACGCCACTTCCAGTAGGAACACCGCCAGCCCCAGTCAGCGAATCTCGTTTTAACAAATCACCCGGAAACACAACATCAACGACCCATTCACCCGAGCGTTTATCAATCTTTGATATACCGACGTGAATTTTACCTACGCCCATCTTGCGAGCATAAACTGAGGTCGTCTGATTATACGCATTAACAATCTTGTCGCGCAACTCCTTAGCAAGCTCGGTCAGCTGATTCTTGTAGTCGGGGTATTTTTCTTTAACTATTTTTTCTCCGTTTTTGCTTGAGATAAACTGTTGAAGTTTTTGTATAATATATTCTTCAGAAATCACTTAGCATCACCATAAATAACACACACGGGTTCTGTTACGGCTCGTACCACTACAACAGGTTCACTGATAACTCTGATATAAACTACATCAAACATTTCAGCCTCCGTTATTCGCACTTATCTGCGGAATTGAACAATGTCGGCGAAACGCGAAGCTCGACTATGGGTGTTGCGGGGATTTTTTCGTCAGCCATAACAACTCGTGTGTCCATAAAGATAATGCCTTCGGGCAGACGACCGGACTCTTCTGCCGTCAGCTCAATTGTGTATAAATCAGACTCTTCGTCATAACCGACATTATCCGGGTACTTTCGTGTGAAGAGAGTCTGACTATTCATGTCTTTATCGAGCTTAAACAAGAAGTCTATGTGCTCGATATCAGAGTGGCTTATATTAAACTTAATAGGTATAGTGGGAGTAGTGAACCTCTTCACACAACCAACTCCTTACTTATTATTTCTTCTTCTCGTGGAAGTCGAGAATCCCGTCAACTATCTTGCCTTCATCTTTATTAGCAATAACCTCGCTCAGCTGCATAAGTTTTTCGAGATCAACTTTAGACAGCGAAGACTGATTGGCGTTTATAGTGTTAAGAAGTTCAGTGAGAGACTTTGCCGCAGAAGACCACGGGTCATACGCCACTCTAAGCCTCTCGTTATATGCAGTGAAGAAAGCCTTTTTCATTGCGCTATAGTTGACATATCTAACGCTCTTAACGATAAATTCTATAATATCATTTTCATTAATAAGCTTCCACATCGACTCAACGCTGTTGCTGAGACCAAGTTCTTTGGCATTTGAAACCTGTAAGACAAGAAAGGTCTCAAGCACGAACTCAGCAAAGTGAGCGATAAGACCGCCGTTGTCGTCATAGCAGAACTCAAGAGCTGTACTGATTATCGTCTCAACATCAGAATAGGTCAGTTCGTCGCGGATTTCCATCTCTATCTCTTTATTATCAACTTCAGCTTTATATTTCAGCATTATTTCTTTTTCTCCTTTATTTCCTCAATAACACCGCTGTCGCGTAGATAGGCAAGACCTATACAAATAGCTTCAGCGATATCATCTTTAGCGGTTATTCCATAGCATTTTGAAACATAGTCTATTGCTTGTATCTTGAGGGCTTCTCGGTTAACCTTGTTGCCCTGATTAAAGCCCAACACCTTACGCCATTGTGTCGGGGCATAGATTTTGAACGCTGTATTATGCCAATATGACATATCCATAATAGCGCCCTGAAGTCTGCTTAATGTGATTAGCGTCTTAATAGACGTCCTCAGTGAGACATCTTCAAAAATAATTATATCAGCCTTAGACTTCAAAAAGAGGAGATGTATCTTTCGACACATCTCCTCAAATCTATCCTCTGGCGAAACGGATTTGTCAGCCGTGAGTTTACCAAAGCTGACGAGATCGCCGTCGTCGAATATGGCGTAGCCGGTAATAATACTGGCTTGGTCTAACGCCAAAATTCTCATACGGTTACATACCCGCTTCCGTCGTACTTGATGGCGTTCGTCTGCACGAGCTCGCCCTTTGCATCAACATAGACTATGATTCCGCTATATTTATTGTAAGAAACGACCTGACACTTCCTCTTGCGGGGCAGAGCCTTTGACTTGCGCTTTGGAGTTTCCTTGTCAGCGACTTCTACAACCTCTACAGCGTTTTCATTATCCATATTGATTACTCCTCCTCATCCTGCCAAATAAGATCAAGAATGTTGTCGTCACTGTCTGCCATAAGGTCGCAGGTAATAGTGATAGTGGCGGGGTCGCCGCTGTTAGCACACGACAGAGAGAAGTTGGTCTGGGGAGAGCACTTGTACGCAACCATTCTGTAAGGAACAATCTCGTCGTTCTCGGTCTTCTCGTAAGTATCACCATAAACAGTGAACGCTCTCGGGAAAGTCGTGGACTTGATGTTTATCTTGCGCACCTTCTCGGTAAGCTCAGTCATGTAATAGACAATATAGCTGTCGTTAGCCGTTGCATCAGTAACGGTAATCTCTTTGGAGCTTGCGGTCGCCGTAGCAGTAAGCTCTGTGCCGCAGTCATCGTCTGCCTTAAAGACATTGACAGTGCCGACGACAGGAGTGCCGGAAACGGTCAGCTTGCCCGCAGTTCCACACTTAACGACTTCACGTTTAAGGAACTTAGCGGCTGTCTCAAGGCTCGCGCCAGTAATCAGAGAATAGAGCTTAGCTGTCTTCATCTGAGTCTCGAACGCTATTGTGCCGCCGCGATCGCCGTGGAATGTAACTCTCTTCGGGTGTCCCTTACCACCGTAGGCATAAACAGCCTCACCGCTCATCTCGGTCGTTGTCGTATTAGCAAAGTCGAGATTGAGGAAAGGCTTCTTGCTCTTATATTCAACGAATATAAGGTCACATACTTCTCTGTTAGCAAAAGTAGTATTGTTGTTCATATTAAACCTCTCTTATTTATTTGTTAAATCCTTGAACCACGCCGAAAGCTCTATGGAGTCCTTTCCCCATGCAGCCCAGCGAAGTCCTTCGACCGATTCATAAGTAATGACGTTGAGACGCCTGAACTGGTCGTAAAGTTGTAATATAGTTAAATCCCAGATATTCAGTAGGTTTAAAGAGGGATGCTTTGCGCATACGGCGGATATAATGTTCGGAAGTGTGTAGTCGTTAGACGGCTGTTCTTTTTTCTTAGCCTTATCGAACTCTTTCTTCCGCGCTTTACATCTTTCGTAAATGGCTTTAGCTTTTTTGTTTGAGAACTTTAATTCGCTCTTACTCTCTTTCTCCACACCAATTATCTGAGCAATTAAACTTTGTATATCTCCGAAATTTCCGTTGTTGATTTCGCCGACCACTTGCTTATCCCTATAGACCTTAAAACACAAGCTTTTGTCATCAAAGACAACCTTTTCTTCAATAAAAAAAGAGAGTGCCTCGAAAAAGGTCTCTCTTAACATTGGGTAGGTTATTAAGATGTAAAAGGTTGAAAGGTCGGGCATGAGCATAGGTATTTGCCCGTCAAGTTCGCTCGGATCGAACATGATTACGCTCACATAGCCGAAGAACTTATCGTAGCCAAGCTGACGAACCTCCGACAATTGTGGCTGTCTCACATGACACACATTACCGACGGCGATGGAACTGCCGGTAATCGAGTCCCACGGGGTCAGCTTCATTTAGTTACCCTCGCTCTATCTCGTGCATAATCGGGTACAGTATATGTCAGAAGACGAGCAGTAAAGCCTTCGGGTGCAGCCGCGAGCGTCGCTGAACTAAGTTGTAACCTGCCTATTCCAAACTCTGAACTGCCGTTTATCAGCAAGTCTATTTGACGGCATATGTTATCACGCCTATTTCCCTTAACGCCCGGAAATCTATCGCTGTCGAGCTTCATAAAGGATTTGTTGCAGACGACTTCTACGAGGAGCGTCATTCTCTTTATGCTCCCACTCGGAGCCTTAGTGACCTCTGTGTCAACAAGCACATAAGCACCAGCCTCTTGAACGCTCTCGTCTATCCAACCGTGGTCGTTAATGTGGTCTTCCCACTTTTCAGCATCGTCATCATCAGGGGCATATCTGCCGTTCGAGACGAGCTTCATAACCTCTGATGACTCCAAAATTTTGCTGATAACGAGATTGTTATAGTCTATAATTTCATCGAGGTGTGTATATCCTGCCATTAGCCAGTCACCTCGACTTTCTTATAAGCGGAGCGTTCTCCGCCGTCATTCAGTTCAACAGTCAGCTTTGTGCCAATAAGAGCATCATTAGCGTCAACGGAAATAATTAATGCACCATCTTTAACGGAATACTGTATGCCGTATGCAACCCCAGTCACAGACCACGACGGAACAGCCTCTTCATCAACTCCGCCTGAGTCCTTAAAGAACTGCGCAAGATATGTTCTATGCGCTCCAATTCGGAGCGTATCGCGTCCGACAATCTTACAAAGAGCACCGGCAGTAGAAGGCTCGCTTGGAGCGATGTAATCACATATGCGCTCTTTAGCGTTGTCTCTCGAAGCGTCGTACTCAACACTTTCGACATTCATAATAAGAAGATGTCCGTTTTTGCCGTAACTTCGGCTTATCGGGTCTTCTCCCGTATAAATGTAGCAAGTGAGAATTTCGTCGCCGTTAGCGTCGTAGTTAACACCACCGGCTATGCGCTTATCTATATAGAGTTTGGCTGTGTCTTCGTCGTAGGGGAGATACACCTTGAACTGCTTGTGTAACGACTGAACCGTGTTGTTGCCCTTAAGCGTTGTCGAATAAACGCCCGAATCCAAAACACCCCAACGCTCGATAATATCCGAAGTGCCGTTTTGGAATCTGAACAGATGGTTGCACAGCCACGCAGTCCCTGTTATATGGATCTCATTTACCACTCTCGTTTCAACGACGATGAAGTGTTCATCCATAATTTCAAGGATATCCCCGACATAAAGATTCTCGTCGGGGAAAGCGATAACTTTTATTTTGTAAGCCACCTCAGTCCGGTCAACCAAGAAACGCTGTGGGGCTCCGTTACGAGTCGCGTTGGGCTGATATCCCGGATTACTTATAACCTTAACTTGAAAGTTGTCTTTAGCCTTTTGAATGATTCTATCTCGGTCTGATACGCCATTTATGCCGAGACGCGCATTGTAGTGAGACCAATCAAGCATTGCGCCCACCACCAATCTTGTTAAGAAGAGCTAAAGCCTTGAACACCTCACGCTTGCAGACCTCTTCTGAAACCTCATTTTCGTTGAGATAATTTAAAATATTCACAACGGTAATAAAGTCCATATTATCCGCAAGTTTATCAAAAGTCGTCAAAGCTCCCGTGGCTTCTATGGTGACGCTATTATTCTTTTAAAGGAATAATTTTATAAACGTGTCCCGTAAAACGATTAACAAAAGTTTTAAGCTTTATAATAATCACCTACGCTTTCAGTGAGGCGATATTACCAGCATAATAGGTATACTCAGTCATTTTGCGGCGATATTCCTTATAAAGGGAGTTCCTAAATTCCGTCATCTCTCTTAAGAGATTGGCAGGAGAGAAGAATGAATAATCCTTGACAGACAAGGAATTGCTTAAGTTTGTGCTATCCAGAACCTTAGAACTGACCCAGTAATATGCGATACCGAGAGCAAGAATTTCGATTACTTCGTTATCCAAGTCAACCTTATATTCTTTATAATCGGTATCTATCTGAGAAAGATCTATGCGGCACATCTTCTCGAAGTCCGCTTGAGCACTCATGAGATATTTTTCAAGTATATACTCGCGCTCGGATTCCGATAGCTTCAAGAAATCATAATCAGAGAACTTCAGAACAGCTCGTTCGTAAATCTCCGAAAACGGTGTTGCCATTAAATCACCTCTCGGACTTCATCAGATTACAACCAAGAGCCTCCTCGAAAGCTCTAATCTTCTTGAGAGAGTCAAGAGTTCCATCCTCGATAAATGTGTTAAGAGCGACAACAAGATTTTCTCTTGCCGTAGTAGTAAGAAGCGGAACCTTTGTTTCGATATCCTTCACACTCCAACCGCAGACCTTCTGGAAATCATCGGGATCGATAATGTCCTTGTAATATCTGCCGACTGCAAGAGCGTTATACACATCCTCGGGTGTATGCTCGCCGTCATCAACCGAATCGACAAGTATCTTATTCTCGGTGAAGAATATTGCTGCTGACGCCTTTATCGAGCGAAGCAGACTCATCGAGACAGGCTGTATATCACCACAAAACTCCCAGTCAATGGTTTCACCACTTCTTTTATCCACAAAAGTAAGACCACCAAAAGTGTTTGATTTTACATATACGAGGGTAGAATCCTCTATTCTTGAGGGTCTCTTGGGCACAACGGGAGCAGCCTCAATCGTCTCATTTGCTTTCGTCTGATTTTCTGCATTAGTTGTTTTAGCCTTAGCGGCTCCCTTCTTAGCGCCTGTAGTTGTTTTATTCTGCTGTGCCATTATTATCTTTTACACTCCTTTTATTCTTAGAAAGGGGAGAGCCACGCGGACTCTCCCCAAAAGTTTAAATTTGATTAAGCGTTGATGTCATAAACGCCAATCTTGCTGTTAAGAACAAGACCAACGCCGACGGGCTGTATGTACACATACTCCTGAGTAAGGTCTGCGTTATCAGTAGCCTCTTTGACATTCATAATGCCAGAGCCCTCGTTGACAATCTTAATCGGCTTGTCGTCGCCAGCTATGACAAACACCTTGGTGTTCGACAGAGCAAAGACATCAGTGCCGGGCTTGTGAGCCTGTTTCATACGAAGCATCGGAGTGCCCGAATACTTGCCGTAATAACCGAAGTTATAGATGTCGTTCTTAGCGTCGTCAGAGACAACAGCGTCGGCGACCTTCTTGAGAGCGCCTCTTGTGCCGCAAATCTTTGCAGATGTACCCGAAGCCGCCTCGACATGATCGATAATCTCGTCCATGTTAGCAGTAGTAAACGAACCGCTCTTGACATACTTGTCGCTAAGACCAGCGGTCGAAGCAGAAATATTGTTGAGGCAAGCCAGAGCGTCGAGAGCTATCTGGTTTGTGAAAGCCTTACCAACCATATCAACAAACTCATTAAAATCAACGCGACCAGAGAGAAGCCTATTCAGATCCTCATAAACGCGAATAGCTTTAGCTGTAGTCTTAATAGTAACAGCCTCGCCCTCGGGGATTCTCTGACGACGAACGCCCTGAATACCAGCCGCTGCATCAGCGACGATAAGGTCGTTCTCACCATGAGTAGTGAACTTAGCCTCGTCACCGTCTGCGATATTGCGATACTCGCACAGGCTCGTAAGAACCGGGTCATTCGCAATACCCTCATTGATTATTGCGGGAAGAAGAATCTCAACAAGGTCAAACACGGGCTTACCGGGTCTGAAGTCGCGAGCGTTAAGCTTAGTAGAGCCACCGTTGAGCTCAATAAGAGCGTTACGGATGGTCTCGGATGTCTCTGCGGCAGAATACTGTGCGTACTGCTTGCCCTTGATAGCGTCAAGTGCAACCTTAACTATGTTGTTATCCATTATTTTTTCACCTCTGTGTAATCTTTAATTCTTGGTTAAGCTATTTTGATAACGATCCAGTCGCCCTCAATAGCCTCGACAGTGCCAACCTTAGTGGAGCCCTCAGTAAGGGTTTTGACAACATTACCCTTGGTACCAGCCTGAAGCTCGACGATATCACCGACCGCTATAGCGGCAGCAGCATTAAGAGCCTCCTTGGTAACAGAGAAATAACCTCTGACAAGCTTGTAGCCACGAAGAATGTCACCAGCTCTATTCTTGAACTCGCCAATAGTGTTGCTGGAAACAGTCTTATCAGCCTCGGGAGAAGCGATGAGAACGATGTCGGACAGAGCGGTATTTGCGGCAGGAGTGCTGCCAGTGTGAACCTCGCGCTCGCCGGAAATAAGTGCGCCAACCTTAACGAAGTTGCCGTTCTCAATTGCAGTATCTTTACCACTGGGCTGATACTTGACGGAAACAAGGTCGCCGCCAAACACAGTGCCAGTCAGATTATCAGTTCTAACTTTTGCGTATGCCATTGTATTAACCTCTTTCTTTTTACAAAAATAAAGCCCACCTCGTGCAGTGGGTAAATAAATTATTTACGAGAATATGTTCTGAAGAAATCATCTACATAACTTGTAGACTCTTGTGTGTTGGGCAGAAGCCCAGCCTTTACCGTCTTCGCAGAGCCATACTGACCGCGAATAGCAAAGCACTCTTTGCGCAGGTCGTCTGCGGAGAACTCATAAGCCTTAGCCTTGAGGTCGCGGAACGACTCAAATCTATTCAGATCGCTGAACTCTCCAAGAACCGCGTCGCACTCAGCCTTATGAGCTTTGTCTTCAACATCTCTCTTGAAGTCGCGAAGCGTAGCCACCTCAAGCTTCATAGCATCGAGAGCTGCCGCCTCTTCATCTGTCAGCCATCGAGGCTGTATATGAACCCATTCGTCGCTAATAGCCACTTCGCCGTTCGACTCGTCAAGAGTGTACGGACACTTAAAATGGTCTTCTTTGCTATCTTCATACGAATATTTTTCGACATAGACATAATTGTCGTCACAATCCATCGCCCAATAATCATGAGCATCGTCGCAGAGCGAACAGACCGCTTTTCGTACAGCGTCGAGCTTTTGCTGATAGGTCATAGAAAACTCTTCTTTTTTAGGCTCAACAACCTCAGAAGCTTCGAGTTCAACAGTTCCAGAAGCAATATCCTGCGCCATAGTTGTAGCGATCTCTTCTGTGGGGACTTCAGGCTCAACTTCGGGAGCTACTTCAACGGTAGGCTCCTGCTCAAGCTCCATCTCTTTCTTATCTTCCATAGCGTTACCTCCTTCCTTGCGCAGTGCAAAATAGTCAGCGCACTGCTCTTTAAGTTTCAGCATTACATCATCAAAGTTGCTATTATCAAGCTCAAACTCTTCAGGTTTGTACACTTTAGATGAGATAAAGCAGGGCTCAGTATGTTCGTCGGGATTGTCGGACATACCAAGAAGGCAGAGCTTCAGGAAGCTAAAATCGAGAATTTCCTGATAATTTGAGTCTTCAGCTAACGGTCTCGACTGTTTAACCTTTATCTCCATGCTCTCCCCAAAATACACGTCGTCAGAGTATATTGCCGACATAAGTTCAGGGACGTGCTCGGTATAGAGGATGCACTTACAGACCAGATAGGTGACGGACTCGCCGTACTCTTCTATCTCACGGAACTCGAAACTGTCATTTACAACACAACCAACCACTTGAGTCAGCGGCTTAAAATTCCAGTTTTCATCTATCGTGTAATCATGACCGCCAATAAACACACCCGTACCGTCGTCTCTTTCAATAAGATGGGCGACAATAGGAAGATAGTTCAGACCGTACATCTCTTTCTCGATAGTCTCGCGAGAGATATAAGAGTAGTTTCGATTTTTGCCACACCCACAAACGGTACATTCCGCGAGCGTAAAATTCTCATTCAGCTTTTGGAGCGGAGTGATTTTTGAAAAGGTGTGAATTTGAGACACTTTTCCTTCCATGTTTCCTCCTTCCTTGAAAATGTAGTTTATTGCTGTATATGAACTTTGTATCGCTGAATTTGCTGTGTACAATGTCCAACAGCTCGGGTGTAGCCTCAAACATCGCTATATCGATGTCGTTGATTTTTTCCCGAATATAACTAAACCCCGCGTCACTAAGAGCCTTAATGACTGCGGGGTCTGCTACCTTAATATAATTCATTTGTTATTCTCCTCCGGACTACTGCTTATCGCGTGTCCTTGCGCCCTCATCAGACAGGTCGCTTTCATCCTCTGCGGGACGCCCTATCTCTTCGGACGAAGTTGTGTGTGAACTCAGGAGCGGCTTAAGCTTATCAACGCCAATGATATCGTTTTCAATGCGATTAAGCCCGGACACCATAAGAGGAGTTAAGCCGAGAGCCGCAAAATACATACTGGGAGTTACGCCATATGTAGCCGCTTCCTTATATATACCGACGATATCCTTGCGGTTGTAAATAGTAGTTGACAAGAACTGTATTTGGAACTTGATTGTTCCGCTGAGATATTTAAGATGTCTGTTGACGAGTCTTTGTGCGTTGCCTAAGAATCCAAGCAACAGCTCAGAGTCGGTGGTTATAGCAAGGCTCATACCGCCCGATGTATCTGTTTTACCGCCGTGAAGAACGCTGTTTGAACCGCAGTTCTCCCAATACTGTTCGACCGAGCGGGTAACAATATCGACTGTGCTTATACCTCTGTCTTGATCGAAGTTGAAATCCTCGACCTTGAACGGGAGTACAGCCGCGCCAACCTGCGGAGGAAGCGCATTGCAGAGGTGAGTGTAATACTGCATTGCTAAATTCCAATCTATCGTCGGCGCTCCCTGACTATCAAGGTCAATTCTGCCGACAAGCACCTTATAATTAGCAAGCTCGGTAGCCGTCTCCTGCAACGCCTTATAGTTCTCTATATCCAACAGGTCGGGGAGACAACCAACATAAGGCGGTATGAACGCACCTTGGTCGCCGTCTGCGGTGCAGAACGGGAGACACCAAGATATCTCTTCGGGGACGAACTGTCTCTTAACGCCATCAGATTTATAGGCGTTCCACATCTTGGTAAACTCGGGTGGATAAAATCCAAGCTCGTCCTCTTTAATCTGAGACATATCAACTGTATAGAGATAAGTACCGTCAGCGATAGCCTCAACAGTGCAATAATCAGCGTTGATTTTTTGAATGAAGAACGAATCGCCAGACTCCCACGACACGCCAAAGAAGATTCCCTCGCGTACCGCACTCACGGCAGCCTTGGAAAGCTCGTTCTTCAGATTCCAAATCTCACACTTTTTAGCCGCAGCAAGATATTGCTTCTGAAGATTATTAGCTTTCATCTTAGACTCATCATATCCAAGAGGGTAAAGCACATAATCCCACAGCCACATATTTGCTTGATAGTTAATAAGGCGACGATACAGCGGCGAAGCATTGTAAAGATACATCGACGCATTGCGAAGACTCTTTGCGTTTGTTGACGGGTTTTTAAGCCACGTCAGAATATTTTCCTTTGTATAGGTGGAGTACGATTGACCTCGGCTCTGCTGTGAGGACGCAGGATTGCTTATATTCCTTTGAGCTATTTTCTGTGCATACAGAAGAGCTTTATGGAACTCCGCCTTTGCCGCTTCAAGATCGACTTTCTTTTGCTCTTCAGGCGAGAGCGGCGGAACAGTTTCTTTCTTTTTTGCCACTTCGCGTCTCCTTTCTTATTTAATAATAGGTTTCTTGAACGCAAACACTTTGCGCTCGGGTGGTTTGTTGCTGGGCTTAAGCTTTCTCTCAAGCTCTTGAACAACCCAATAGTTGTAGCCGACCGATGACACTCGGTCTTTTCTCATACCGGACTGCTCTTTGACCTTTATTAAAGTACCTGTAGGTGTGTACTTTAGGCTTATTATTTCGTTAATAAAAAGCGTTGTGTGAATATATGGAAGCAGAACTTTACGCTTTAGCTCAGCGTCGTCAAGTATGGCTTGGACAATACCTCTCGGCAATTCGTAGAAGTCATTTTCGGAACTAAGGAGTTTAATCTTATTCTGCTTGAAGCCGTCACGCAACGCAAGATACATATCATTATTAAACTGACTTGTAGCCTGTATCGCCCAAATGACCTTTTTAGCCTCTCTATCTGTGCAACGAGCCGCATACACATCGTCATTACAACAACTAAGTGGCGGGTAAGTGACATTGTACTCCGGGTCATATATATCGCGAACGAGAGCGTCGTACACGCCTATACCAAGACCCTTAACATCGAGAGCTATATCAGTACAGTGAAACTGCTCATACAACCTGCGTATGCGCAGAGCGAGGTCGTTCGTATGAAGTCCCTCGTGATTCTCCGTATATATAAGGTTGCTGATATATCTGTTCTCCGAATTGGGTATAGCCCTGTTAATCCATATAGACGCGGCGTCGTTGTTTTGTTTCTTAGAAGCCAACAGCGCAACGTCAGCAGAAAGAACACGCCTCTCATTAAATGCGAGCGGAGGTATCTTTTGTTTATAATTAGGTATAAGAGAGCTGATATAGTCGGGGTATATGGCTTGCTTTATCTGACGAGTCTTAGCTATATCGTCGTAAGAGAACAGCGAGCCGTCTGTGTCGCCGAACCACAAGCACTCCATTTCCATACCGAACGTCGTCTCTGACTGGTCGCCCTCGGAAAGTTCGTCCGCTATCTGATTCTTGTCAAGCAGGTGCTCTTTTATCGAAAGCTGATAGGGAAGCCCGCAGGTGAAATATTTGCGCTGATCGTCACTCATATTCTTCGCGTATGCCTGAAGCTTGCCGAAAGACCAATGTGACTTATACCATGCAGACGAGAGATAAATTTCTTTGTTTCTCTCCGTTAAATGTGCATATTTGGGATTGTTAAGATATCCCGGACTTCTCGGAGCCGTCAAAAATCTTTTGAGAACCGTTTGCATAATAGTAAGCGGTATCATGCGAAACTCATCGCAGATATTAATATTAGCTCTGTTGTGTCGAGCTTCATCGTTTGCAGTTACGACGAATATACGGGATGTGTTCCTAAACACAATCTCCGCTTTGGACTGATTTATTGTTATGCCCTTCGGCTCTATCTCTAACTGAAGATTAGCGGAGTTGGGCATAAGAATCGTTTGTATTTTTGTTAAGACCTCGACGGACTGTCCACGGGTCTTAGACGCAATACAGATAGCTGTACCGGGGTACAAAATACAACGCACACAGCAGAACACGGCGACCAGAAAGGTTTTTCCCTGACCTCTTGCTGCGATGTACATTGTATGGTCGTACCAGTTCATCATATACAGGATTATCTGCTGAAAAAGCTTAAGCTTGATATTAAGATAATCCAAGCAGAAACGGTGAGGATTAGCCCTATAGAACGAACACCATGCATCCACGCCATTCATAATTCGTTTAGCCTTATCGTTGGCTAACTCGCGATCGCTGAGCTTATTCCGTGTCGCCATAATCTTCACCGTCACTTATAATGGCGTCCAGCAGTGCGTCGTCGTCTCCTTCGTATTCAGGCATCTCAACACGATATTTTGCCATCTCTTCCTCATAAGCCGCACTGTATTTGTTCTGTACTCCCAACATCTTGCAAAGATGTCCCAAAAAATATACCGTTATATACTTGCGAATATTATCAACATCCTGCCATTCGGGGAGCGGCTCTGAAATGGGGCGTTCATTCTCCCACTTCTTAATAAGAGTGCCAAAGGTGTTTTGCTCAACCATAGCATTTTCGTTATTCTGACTTGGCTTTAAGTTTGCCGTGCCAAGGAGGTCTTGGAATACCTTGAGTGCCTCTACAAGCTTCATAGACCCCTTGCCTTGCTGGGCTTTCAGAATATTAAGCTGTGCGATACACAGATTCTTGAAGACCTCTTCCTGAGATTTAGTAGAACACTCATGCCGCGAAGTCCAGTCATCGTATTGCTCCTGAAGAAACTTAAGCTCTTCAGGTTCGAATCCGCCACCGAAGAACGCCAAGGTCTTCTGCTTTATTTTGATTTCAGAACTATTGTTCTTTAAATCCTCTACGTCATTAATGACAGTTTCCTCATCGCGTATAGTATCGTCGTAAGTTTTACCTTGATAACAACGCAAGGACATTTTAGACACATATGAGCTCATACGGCTGAACGACGCTGAACTCTTCTCAGTTGCATCGTATATCCTTTTCGAGAAATACCAGTCGAACTTCTGACATAGACGCTTCGTCGCCTCCATCTCTGAGCCAAGTTCGTCGGTATACAATTCAAACAGCTCCTCGACGCACGAGCGACACACGGGGATAAACCCGTCGTTGCCAACATGAATAGGGGACTGTGATCTATAAAAGTTACCAGTAAGCTTCGTGTATTTTTTACCGCACATAGTGCAGTAGAACTCGGTTCGACCATTAGACGACGCGGGCTTTTTCTTTTTCTTAGAGGTCGATTTAGAGCGACCTATTGAGTTTTGAGCTATGTTACCCACATCCTTTACATATAAAAATAGCGCCCCTATACGGGACGCAAAAAGTTAAATTGGCGGCGCTTGCAGGATTTGAACCTACACTATCAGAGCCAAAATCTGATGTGCTGCCCTTACACCAAAGCGCTGTGTTGCAGGACTCGGGCGGATATCGCTTGCATAATACCCGCCCGAAGTTCCGCTTAAGGAGGAATGAAATTTTGAAGCCGCTTGCAAGCAGCCGACAAAATGGAGT